AACCTCAAGAGAGTCCACGGGGACGGTCAGTAACTGGTAAGAACTAGGATTTTGGGTCATGTACTAGGTGCTATCCGTGAATGCGGGAGTTCAACTTGCGTGCTCATGCGGCACCAGATAGCACGTCCGAGAGGCTCTCGCACTTAGAACTCGTCAAAGTCAGCTCCCCGCATAGACACCGCAAGAAGTCCTCTAACTGCTCTGGAGACGAAGGTACGTCCACCATGGGGATGCCCTCTTCCACTTTGGCAATCCAATACTCCAGAATAGACTTTGCGCCCTTCATCTCGGCGAGGAGGGTCTCTGAGGTTACTGGGAGTTGCATGTCGGAGTCCTTGAGACGACCACGTGGTCGCGCTTAACTGTTATTGATTTTTTCGAGCACCTTATAACCGTAAAGTATCTCGTGATCCTTCTGGGAGAGAACGACAAGCTTAACCTCAAGTGCAGTTTCAATGCGCTTAAAGAAGCGTTGAGTCTGCTCCAAGGAAGCGGTCTTAAACTCATTTGTCGCGAGAAAGTCCAAGCAAATAAGCGATAGGTTCTGGCCGTCCTTTGAGGACCCAGAAAGTTCGCCTGCACGCTCTAGTGCAGCCTTCACGGTGTCCATCTGGTCGGGGAAGAGTGAAAAGTGCTTGGGAGTGGCCTTTTCCTCAGGCTCTAGAGACTTACCAGCGGCCTCGTTAACCTGAGAGGTTACCTCCTCCTTGGTAAGTTGCCACAAGGTCTTGCCTTGCAACACCGGAGACGCTGGAGCTTCCGCAAGAGCGTCTTCGTCTTCCAAGACATCACCATCAGCGTCCACTCGCTCTACTGGGCCAAGAGTGCCCTTCATCACACCCTCACGTCCCATGAGGAACGTATTTACCTCCGCCTCCAGCCCCAAGTAGGTGAGCTTCTCTGCGCGATCGATCCAGGATTTAGCATTGGCTGCGTTCATCACGCCTGCGCGACACAACAACCTGGCCTTCGAGCGCCCAATTTTGGTAAAGCGGTCTAGGTAGGATTGGTCCAACGCGCAATCAATCTTCACTACAGCCCAGATTCGACGGAGGCGTTCAGCAATTCGACGGTGGATGCCAAGCTCTTTCTCGGCGTAATCGCCGATGTTGACGTACTTCCAGCAGGTCAACCAGTTCGTCTTTTTGCGATCGTTGTCCACGGGACGGTCGAACAACTCCCACAAGTTCTCGGCAAGCTGAAGGTAGTTCCGCTCGATGTTATCGGCCAGGGCCTTGGTCTCCTGCCGAGTCTTGTCCGCCCACTCTTTGGATCCCAACTCAATAACCTCCGGTGACGCGCTACCCACCAGTGACAAAGAAGCCATACGCCTCTCCTCGCTAAGAAACGGACCTACCCGTTTCAGTTCGTGAAAATGATTTCTTTGGCTCGAACCTCGGTCACTTCCCCGTGCACACCCTCGCGATTCATCAACTCCCCCTCAACGATGACGTATACGCCCTTCAACAGGCGCGTCCGGCAGATGTCAACCAAAGCGTCGCTATAAATGTTAATTTTCACGTAAGCAGTGACATTCTCACCGGTCTTACCGCCGCGCCGTTCGCTCACCAAACGAAAGGTAGCACACTTGGCCTTGTTGCCAGTCTCATGGTACCGGGGAGTCTCAACCACGCTCCCGCTCAAAACTACCCTGTTAATTCCACGTACCATTACGCGCTCCGTAACAATGTCAATGTCTCGCTGTTCAAACACGCTACGACCGCAGCAAGAGCATCATAAGGGTGCTCTTGGCCGGACGCAGGCACCCCAGCAGCCGTTAGTAACTCGGCAGGTCGCGCACCAAAGCGAAGCCTGAGGGCCTTTTGAACGTCGCTCTTTGAGGCGCCTGCGTTCTGGCAAACAGCGTGCTTAAGCTCCTTGGGGGAAGCCATCAGCATCGCCACACCTTCTGATTCGCAGTAATCCGCCACCACGCCCCAAGTCATCGCCACCTTGGCTGCGGCAGACGAACTACGAGGGAAGCTCATAGCCTCACAGCAAATAACACGAGGGCGTGGAAGCGCCCGCAAGGCTCTGGAAATCTCACGAGCCCTGCGATAGTTATCATTGGAAGCGAGCACATTCTGCTTCTTTGCGGACTTCTCGGTAGTAACAAGGCCCATGTCTAGCAGAACCTCCTTGCCTGCGGCGCCGTCAAGCTCTACTAGAACCCAACCGAGATTTGCGAAGCCTGGATCGATTCCAAGGACCAAAAGAGGCATCAGGCCCCCTCTAGCTGCCGGTCTTCGATATCAAACCTACGGTTTGTCAGCGCCAAGATACCTAGAATGAAGTCAGCATCATCGTTGCTGGTCAACTCTCCCGCAGGGCCCAGAAGCATCTTGCGCTTGGTTTCCTGCGCCACGACTGCGATGAGGTACTCCTGAAGCTCCTTGGCGCGGTCCTTCCCCCACTTGCTCTCGTAGAGAAAGCACATAGAACAAATAGGCGCCTTCGTATCCGTGAGGCCGGGTCCCGCAGCGCGGGTTACTAGCTCCCATTTAGACTGTCGCTTGTCGCACACAGCGCAAGCAAGATTCCAAGACTCCTTGTCAAGCATCGTAAACAACGTAGTGTCCAGCCGTAGTGGCTTGTTCATGTGGGCTCCGAGAAACATTGGGTAGCGACTGCGCAAGTCTTGGCTTTGGGGCAATCAACAGCAGCACAAATTCTCTCTGGTAACACCTTTTCGCCCTTAGACCTATAGGCTTCGATGCTAGACCACAGCCCATCAAGGCTCTCTAAAATCCCCTCTAGCACGTCATCATCCCGTTCAACGTGGTGCTCGATGAGACCGTTGATGCCAAAAGTGCCCTTGTCCCAATATAGAATCTGAGCCCACTGAGTCCCCGTGAACCACATGTACATCTGGGCTTGGATGACATGATCCATCTTAGGAGTCTTCTTGACCTCCCAAGCGCCTCGCTCCGAAATACTCTTCGCCTCCAATATGCCAAACCCTGCGTACTCCGGTAGTTTTAAGAACCCATCAGGATGTCCGGTAAGTCGGTATTGGTCGCTACGGAGTGACACCTCCTCGTACAAAAACCCCGCACTCCCGCAAACACACGCCTTGGGCCGGGGAACAATCGTCTCCAGCAGAGACTTCCCCTCTCGGGGGCCTCCAGTGAGGAGCCCACAGGTCGTACAGCGCCACTGCCCGTACAGGGTGTCCCCCAAGGCAGGCAATACCGCGTTTTGAAGGTTGTTGTGAAGAGCGTTGCCCAGGCTAAACACGAGGCTCAAATCCACGGTTACATCCATGGTTCGAGAAACATCATGAATCACACAGAGCACCTCTTCACGAGGGCACATACTGGACAACGCAGAACACCGAAGGAAAGAACTCGCATCAAGAGGCGCTCGCACCTCCTCTGACTTGAAGTGCTCCTTAATCAGTCCCACTATAGGAGTAGACGTTTTCGCCGCCCGAATAGCCTTTGCGAAAGCCATGTAAAGAACCCCTTGCGCGTCAGTCTTACGTCCGATTTTAGAAGCTTCAAGCTGAGTTGAAGCTTCTGTAAAATACCACGTGCTTCGTCCGGAGTAAGCTCATACCCGCAATCAGGGCAGTTCCACCAGTACTTTATTGGCTCCCATGTCATTTTCTCAGAGCAAGCGACGCATTCAAAATCAGGCACGGAAAACGGATCCTCAAAAACAATACGAAGCTGCCCACCATGACGAAGCTGCAGGCGTCGCCGCACGCTGTCCATCTCAGATTGGCCCATGGGATGCCCGATGAATGAATGAATGAATGAATGAATGAATGAATGAATGAATGAATGAGTAGCAGCACTAATCCACTGCAGGACTCAGCAGCATCACAAATAGGTTACAAAGTACAGCCTAGGATTGGCGCCAGTCCACTTCGCTAAGGCCGCTAGAGCGTCTCCGGTAGGAAGACAGCCCCTCGCGCAAGCCGCAACATCTTCCAACAAAGTGATGTACACCTGCATCAAGGTCTCGTTTTGCCGCGCTCGGGCCAAGGCCCGCTCCATCTCTGAAAATTCATCGTCAGGACCACCCGGCGGGAGAACCACTTTGTACTGCAAGTTGGGCGATGCACGCCGAATTCGAGCTAAAACGCCAGTCAATATCTCGATTTTAGTGTCGACGCTCATCAGGAATCCTCGACCTTCCGCATCAAGCGCTCGTAAACAGCAAGTGGCATGGCCACGTACTCCTTCTGAACGTGACCCTGCTGGTCTTGGAAGGTAATGATAAGTCCAGGGTGCTTCATCTTTAGCCGGGCCCCCTGCTCCACCTTGTCAAGCCACTCCAGCTTTACGGAAAGAGACTCGTTCCGCGTAAACTTGTGCTCGAAGTGGAAGTTCGGAGTAGCAAGATCTCCGTTGTCTGTACTCTCTACCTCTCGCATTCCAGTGCGAGATCGACCCCCCTTTAGGACCTTCCGATACGACTTTCGTACGAGAGGTCTATTACCGCTGCCAGGATACCGCTTACCGCCAAGACGCTCCGCTAGACGGTACTCATGCTTCTTGGCAATCTTGGCGTTCTCATGATTCGTCCCCTGAAGCCACTTCGGGGCAGGAGAGGGCTTCTCCGTGGCATCTAGAAGCCACTTCGGGGACGGCTTCCTTTCGGTCTCCTCTGGTTTCTTGCTGGCCACAGATCCGACACTCCCATTTGAAAATCATTGGAAACGACAACAACGTGTCAGGATCCGGAGAGGCAATCATATCCTCCCCGCATCCAAGACAGGGCTCTAATCCGCGAGGAGGCACTCCATTACTCTCTTCGAGAGCAAGCGCTTGAATCCTTGGTCCTTCACGAGCAGAGACTCGATTTCCCCCTTGGTTCCGAAGGGAACTCCGGCGCACAGCCACTTGCTACCTTCCTTTTTTAGGATCTCGTAACGTTCCGCTTGATCCATAATAACAGACGCATCCAGCACGTCCCCCTTCTTATGGGTCTCCGTGTTTCCAAGAGCAACGCGGTAACCGCCCTCCATCATAGAGTGACCCTGCTTGTTTTTTTCACACTTGAAAGTGAAAAGAACGGAGAGCGGCTTTACGAGCATGAGATCGATATCGATTGCCTCCTTTTCTTCCTTTTCGCCCTTAACCTTCTCAATCTCGTACTTAGCCGTCTTAAACTTCACCTCAGTGGTGGCTGCAAACTGCGGAGCCATACCGCCAGGCTGAGTCTCGGGATTGCCGAACATCACACCGATCTTGAATCGAACTTGATTGGTGAAAAACACAGTGGGCTTGCGACCAGTCGTATTCCCCATGTGATTCAAGGCGGAAACGAACTTACGAATGCCTTTGCCGAGAACACGGGATTGTGAACCCATCGTCTCTTTCGAGGCCGACTGTTCGATTTCTTTTTCGGGAGTCATGAACGCAAGAGAGTCCATGGCGAGGATGTCGATATTTCCATCTCGGAGTAGCGCTTCAGCGATGTCGAGACTTTGCTCGGCGTACTCCGGTTCCGAAAGCAACAAAGAGTCGGTATTGATGCCTAGACCTCTCGCCCACTTCTGGTCCCAAGTGTTGTGAACTAGTATGTCGGACACCGTCCAAGAGTGCCCCAGAGGGATTCCGGCATCGTAGGTAGGTGCCTTCCCAGCAGGAGCAACAGCCTCCACGGTATCCCACCATACATCTGACTTGTTAAGGAACTGCTCTCGGTGCTTGATGTGACGTTTGTCCCGAGGGTTGTACGAGGGAAGATAATTCTCTGAGGAGGGCTTGGATTTCAAGGAAGCACGAGAACACCATCTGGATAGCAACTTTCCCTTGTGCCCATACAAAGGAATTGCTGCTTGGAATTTCTTCAGGTTATCGACCCCGTAAATCCAGAGCACATGCCACGGCTGATGGAGTTCATCTCCGTCGTGCTGGGTATAAATGTGTCCCAAAATCCCAAGACGGCTCAGGAGCCACTTTACTTGAAGCATCAGACGTCTGGATGTGGAGGTAAAATGTAGCGCGGCGTTAGAAGAAGAGACACCGCCATCGGACATCCACAGGCCCTGGAGGGCAGCGGCAACCACGTCTTGTGTAGAATTCAGAATCTCTTGCGGTAGAAATTTGTGGTTGGCGGTAGACCCCAGTAGCCCAAGCGCGGCCATGCGGCGACGAAGCTCGTTTTTGGACCCAGAGTTACTCACTAAGCGGCCGTGCCTATCGTCATACTTGGTCACTTTACAGCCCCAAGGACGCAGCAGTTCGGAAACCCTCTTCCAAATGTCGTCATCGGTGTTGGTCAACACCAGGCTGGAATTTGCATCAAAGCTCCCATCGCCGACCATCAACCCGACTAACTCTGCCAACCCCACAGATACTCCGGTGTCCGAGCCTGCCATGGTCACCTTCCACGGCCTGGCAATCCTATCGCCCTTTTTTAGCTTACCGGCGTGCACCCATGAAGGTTTACCTTTACGCCAAGTTAAAATCGGGTGATCCGGAGTGCACTGCAGAGAAGTCGTGGAAGTAGACACCTTAACTGTCTCTTGGACACCAGAAGCTACGCGTACCACCGCCGGAGCGACAGCCAGTTTCCCCTCGTGCCACGAACAAACATGCCGAGCCTCCTTGGCAGTAATAAAGTCCTCTACGGTTCCAACAAACCCAGTTCGAGGGTCCATAATCTCTTGTGAGCCCGCGATGCAGCCTTCGTTATTGATGTAACCAACAACGACTTCGCGATATTTCCCACACGGACACGTAGGGCGCTTCAAAACCTCGCCCGTCGCGCCGTCAAAGAAAGTCACAAAGTTCCAGCAGTTCGCGCACATCTCTTGGGCGTTACCGATGGTCTTGAGAAGAGTAGATGTCTTTCCAGAAGACTTCGGACCCCAAACAGTATGAATGCCACCGACGCGCCAACCCCCGCCGAGAGCCCAATCCATTGAAAGAGAGCCTGAGGGGATGAACTGGGAAACAGCAGAGTGGTGCTCGCTAGCTCGACGAATGATGCTGACGCCATGCTTCTTTGCAATAGCCTTCAGCGTGTCGGAAACCAAAACCTTGTCCAGGCGAGAGTGCTTAACAACCTTAACGGGAGCAACCTCGGAGGACTCCGAAGAGGATTCCTCTGACGCTCCGGAAGTTGCTGCTTCTGCGGCTTCAATCGCATCGTCCTTCTTCTTGGCCATGTGATGCCTCTTAGAGAATGCTGGTGTCACTCTTGTTGCGGACGCTGTCTATCTCCGACTTCAATCGTTCGGTCGCCCAGTCCCTGGCCCAAACAAACGCGTCGTCCATCTCTTCCTTGTAGCAAGGAACCACTACTCCGACGTCAATGCGCGCAAACTCAAAATTACCCAAGTTAAGGGTAATACCCACACGAGCGTCGATGCGCGTAGGCTCCGTAATGAACCTATGAACGACCAACGTTTGATCCTCAACCTGAGGAACCCCTTCCTTCCTCTTGAGGACGTACTGCTTCGTCACTTGCGCTTGAGCTGCGACTGCTACTTCCGTGGCTTGTGTAGGAATTTTCTTAGGCATCTGAACCCTCTGGGAGTACGTCGTCCATTACTCAGCTCCGACAACAGGACCCAAAACCTTGGCCCCAACAAGTTTCAACTTCGCCCAATCCGCTAAAATCTCCTGACGTAGCAGACTCTTGTCTGTATCCACACGCAGATCCCCACCACGTCGGTCAAACGCCTGCTTCACTGCGTCGATTTGCTCAATAGTGAAAACACGGCGGTTAGAGGACAACCGCAGCGGTGTTGACGGAATGGCCTTACGGCGCTCCATCTGCTCTAGCGTGATGGTCGAGCGTCCGACAGCTTGGGCCATTACGCCTATGCGGAACAAGGGGACAATACGCACAGAGCCGTCAGACAACTTGACGCGGCACTGTACAAACTCCGGGACTCCGGCAGGCTTCTTTCGGTCAAGGAGCCCGGAAGCCTCTAACTGCTTCTTAATCTCAAGAATTCTTGCGGGGGAATACAACCGCTCACCTTGAGGGTTTCGGTAAGGAGTGGCCTCGATGACCCCCTTCTTCTCCAGGAGGCGAACACCTATTTTGGATCGTCCAAGGATGGCAGCCACAGCCCCAATAGTCAGAAACTGGGTACGGACCCCATCGACATCCATCACGACCTCCTTCCACTGCCGCACGGTTCGAACCTTCTTGGCCTTCTGCTCCGCAGCACGCTCTACGAGCTGAGCCTCTCGACGACGCCTGCGGCTCTCGCGATTGGCGGCCAGCACCTGCTGCTTGTAAGCAGGGTCGGTTTTGTATCGGTCACGACGACTCGCATTAAGCTCCTGGCCATGCTCTTTGTACCAAGTCTTGAATTGCCAATCACTCACGTTATGTAACTCCTGTGCGGGTTCCGGGCACCGTATACTGTCTAATTAAGATGGTCAAGGCACCCAGCCTTGCTTCTTATAGAACTTGTCTCGGTACTCGCCGGATTTTTTGCATAGGTTGATGTGATCATCTCGAAAATCCACAACCACGGGGTCTTTTTTTCCTTCAAAAGGGCGCAGGATGCGTCCTGCAATCTGCTCAACATCACCCATCGGGCAAGTCAGAAACAGGGTATCCAATGGGGGGATGTCCAAGCCTTCCTGCACGAGCTGACTGGTCGCGAAAATCACCTGAGCCTTGGAAGCCACATCAAGAGCTTCTTGGGTCTGCCCTCCAATATAGAAGCCGACAGAGGGCTTGGCCCCCGCGTCACCCCATTGCTTGTAGAGCGCCGTTTCAAGGTCCTGTAGGTGTTGAAGGCGTTCCGAAACAACTAGACACTTCCGCCCAGCCCTTACCGCCAAAAGCACCTGCTCGGTGATGGCTCGATTACGCCCCGCGCTAACGCACATAAACCGAAGCAATAACCCCTTTTTGATGAGGCTGGAGTTGAAGTTCGGTGCATGCACAATCTTGAAGAGGTCTGGTGTAATCCAGACCTTGCGCACCTTGGGCTTCATTCGCACTTCTGTTGAAGCAAAGATCACTTCACCTATATGGTGATGAAAAACCGCATCGGCTCCATCCTTCCTGCGCGGAGTGGCCGAAAGACCAAGCCACCATCGAGCAGGAAACAGCGGGGGCACCCGGGACCAGGTTGCGGAACCTATACGATGGCAATTGTGAACTAAAATGCCGTTGGCTACGAAGTTATGGTTACCGTCAACGTCAAGATCGAACACCGGCTCTTCCCCACGCGCAGGGTCGTCTACGATCGCCGTAACCTTCTGGAAACTTGTACTCCATCCCGGGGGCGCAGAACTTTTGAAAGCGTTCGAGCCACTTAATGGCGCACCCGGTTCGAAGCCTGAGCGCGTAGTACCCCCTGTAGTTGTAGGGGCGGGGGCTGAAACCCATCGTCTTGAGTTGGGCAGCGATAAGCCCAACATCTTTTTTACAAAAACCTTCAGTGTGAAAAACAATCCCGCCACGATTGATGGAGCCATCATCCATGTACCACCAAGCCCACCCTTCCTCGGAAATGCGCCGCAGCCACTCAACGGTAACGCGCTTGGGAGTACCAACAAGGGCGAGAACCGATTGAAGCCTTGGGTGGCACATGCTGCTACCACGGCAGGACCACTCCCCGTAGCCGCCATTGAGACAGCGTTTAGTTCGAACCCCGAGCCCGAGGAGCCGGTTAGATTTGTGGGTTGCCCATTTGTTTTGGTCCCAACCATGATTAAATACGACTCTTGGGTTGGCGGTAGGGTGCGGCTTTCCAATATAGGAGTCTCCAAGCAAGGTTCCGTAAAGAAGTCCAAGCACCTCTTCAGAAATGGAACCTCGTTGTTCGCCAACGCGATTGTGTCCTGGAAGATGTTTGGCCCATTTATGAAATCGCAATCTTTTTCGATCAAAAGAAACGGGAAGCCGGACGTGCTCGCCGCAACCGCACTCGCATAACGGTGCTTGGGCTTCCAGCTCCAATCTTCGAGCAACTTTATCAACGCAGCTCTTGCCTTTACGGCTATGTCCAATAACGTATTTACGGCTCCGACCCCTAACGTCAAAGGCTGGAGTATCCTGTCCGCAGCCGCAGCCACAGGGGACAGCAAGCTGTCTCCAACCTTCAGGTTTCGGGCCTGTACCCAACCTGCTGTTGTCAAAAACAAGTGCTCCGGAGTGCAACGGACCGTTCGACTTTCGACCCGAATGGTCAGCGTTTTTCGGCTTTTCCTTGGTAGCCATCGTAGAACCTTTCGGTACTCCCATTTATGAGTCGACTCATTGAAGGTTAGCACGCGAATGGAGGGATAGCTACCTAGCTCGGAAATTGGAAGTAAGCCTCGGTCTGTGTGAATAACCGAATCGCCAGAAATGCACTCATCTGTCAGCACTAGGCCGAAGTACTTATTGAAGTCCTCCCCGTAATCCTTCTCGCATAGGGAGTGCACCATCCCGAGGACGACGTGCTTTCCCTTGAAGTCGCAATCAGGCCCTTGAGCGATGCCTACTTGGGCATCAGGAAGGTATTGCCTAATGCGCTCCCGCCACTGGTCCATCAGGAACTCTTTGTGGACTACAACGAGTGTAGGAACTTGAAGCTCGGCCATAAGGGCGCAAGAGAGTACCGTTTTCCCAAAACCCGGAACCGCACGGACAATCCCACCCAAACAGCCCGCGCGCAACATGGCAACGATGTGTACGCGACCACGAGCCTGTTCTTCGCGTAGGGTACCCGCGAACTTCAAGTCCCCGGGCCACTCGGTCTTATCCCCCTCAATGGTTCGAAACTCCACTTCGTGCGCAGGCTTCCTGCGGCCGAGGAAGAACTGGCGAGGCATTCCGAAAGCCGCAGCGTTCTCAGTGAACAAGGAGATGGGACTGGGGGCCTCCCCAGGGTGATCCCCGACTTTGCGCGGAGTAATAGTGAGAGCACGGCGAAGGGCCTCTAGCTGCGCGGCTGATAAGTCCTTCTTGGAAGCCCAAGCCCAACTGTCAATGATAACCTTCAAGACCGCCCCCCAGGCAGCACCGACACAGGTATGCACTCCCGGATACGCCGTTGCACCTCGTCATAGGAGCCCATGCCGTCGACAACGTCCCAGTTGTTCTGCCGAAAAAGCCTCAAATACTCGGCACGAACTCGCTCCTGCATCCACTCCTGCGCCTCATAACGGTCGAGGTCTCGGGTCCTTCTTCTGCGAGACTCACTTACTGGGATATCAATGAGAATGCACACGTCAGGCTGAGGAAGAAAAGCGTGAATCTTGTCCAAGAAGGCAGCAGGCACCCCGTTTACAAGACCGTAGACGCGCCCAGAGGGGATATAGCGGTCAAGCACGACTACCCGCCGCTGAAGCTGCGCAAGAAGCGCGTGTGCCTCTTCGTACCGATTCACAGTCATCAAGCACTGCAATACAAGCTCGTCCACAGGGTCTCTCACTGTCGGCGAGCGCTCAGCGCAGGCCGCCCATTCCCGGTTGAGATGACGGGCGATGGCCTTACCAGTCAGACTCTCGTAATTTGGAAAATGCTGGTAGAAAGCGTCCTGCTGCTGGCTAATAAACCACTCAACCAGTCCCTGGGACTGAGAGCCCTTCCCAGCGCCGTCTATTCCCTCAATAACGATCAAAGGGTTTTTTCCAAGCACTGTCGGCTCCCCGGGTCACGACCACATGGTCGCTAAAAAACTGAGTCGGTAGCCCAAGAGGGGGGTTGGGCTACCGACTCGATGCTGCGTCCTAGAAAATCCCCATGCCGCGTCTACGTCCGGTTACCACAAGCCTGCCCCTAACCTAGAAGGTCTAGGAAAGCAGACTGTCTGCCTAGAAAGGAACATCCTCATCAGCCCCACCGCTACCGGTACCACCAACAGAACCTCCAGTCGCACCGCCACCACCGAATTCTCCGTCCTCACGCTTGTCAATCTGCTGCCCGTTCAGCGCCGCACGAATGTCCTTGGGGCTAAGCGGGTACAGAATCTTGGCGTAGTTGAACGGAACAATCTTCGGAACAACCTTCCCGTCAGCAACTTCCACCTTCCAAGTGTTCTTCAGACGGTTGATGTTCTCCTCGTCTACGCCCTTCGCGAAGAGATCGCTGAGCTTCTTACCCTTGTAGTTCGCAAGGGTAAACAGCTTCGCCATGTCAGCGTCCCGAACCATCTCGAATTCATCCCCGGTCGCTGCGGACTTGCTGTCAATGCGCGCAATGGAGAAGAGCTTGCCAGCGAAGGGACCCCGGTCCTTTCGTCGCATCTCAAGGCGCTTGAGCGTCTTCAACTTGGCAGGAAACAGCTTCAACTCGTACTGGTACTTATTGCCCTTCTTGTCGACCCACTCCGAGCAATCGATTACCGTGTAGAACCCCACGTAGTAGGGCTTGTAGCCGCTCGGGTTGAGAAGCTCGCAGCAAGCTGCGTCGTCGTAAATCTCCTTGCCGCAGGTGTACCAATTCTTCCACTCTCCATTCATCTTTGGATTGTGCTCATGAATCGCGCAAGGCTCGTCATCCACAAAAACAAGCTCGCGCTTGCCTCCGGCCGGAATCCAGATGCGATTCGGTGTATTGGTGTTGTCGATGCGATCCTGCTCGCGCTTAATACCGGCGTAACCGGTGTCATACCAAGACTTCTGTTCGGTGCTCGCGGCGGTTTCAGACATAGTAATGCTCCTTGAGGGTACTTTCGTGTCAATCGTTGTTATCGCTACGTGGAACCACCCGTCTTAAAACGGGTGGGATACTGCATCTGCCGCCACAGACTTCGGAAGACTTTCCGAGTCAGGCGAAGGGGGCTGCGAAGTCGCCGCCTCGGCGGCGGGAGGTTCAAAAGCGGAATCAGCAATCGAACCATGGTCACGGGCATCGGGTGTAGGCTCGAACCTGGAGTCACCAATCCCAACACCCACCGGTACCGCCTCGGCGAGCTTCTCACTCTTCTTGGACTTCTTGGGTTTGGCCTCGTCAGGCTCTTCCATCCGAATACGCTTAATATACCCATCCACGATTCGGTCGCAGTCCCCGCAGAGATCTTCGTAACAGAAGAGAATTTTATCCGCGTTCTCGCCCTTCGGGCCCGTAAAGGTACAGGCAACTCGCGTAGACTTGAACTTTGGAAGTTCCTCGCCGTATTTCAGGGAAGAGGTGTCGAAAGGATGCTGGCAACGGTCGCACACTCGGTGCACAGCCACTTTAATCGCCATGTAATAACTCCGGCTACGGTCAATGGTTCAGGTGTCCGAGAATTTTCGCTTCTCGACGAGCGCTTTAACCACGTCATATCCCGGGGAAGAACAGGGTGTCAAGCACTAAAGCTCAGTAACAAGCTATAGAGCCTTAAGCGCAGCAAGTTCCTCCCAGTTTAAGTCGTCAGGATCCTTCCCTGTAGCCATAGGTGAAGTAACTACAGACATTCTAGCGCCCAAGCGCGCATGAATACGCTCGGCAGCTTCTTCACCAGGCTCATCCCCGTCGGGAACAATGACAACTCGGGTAAACATACTCGTACACTTCTCGACCTGTACCCGAGAAAGGTAGGCGCCCATGATGGCGAAAGCATTGATACCTTCCTGCTGGAGAAACATCACGTCAAAAAAGCCCTCAGTAAGGTAACCGGGAACGTCTCGCTCGTTGAAGCGCTCTCCATACAAGTAGAAGTCCCGACGAAACCCCTTGGAGTGCAGAAACTTGGGGCGCTGCCCATCAAATGCACGTCCAGAAATACCAACAAGATTGCCTTTGGCGTCTCGAATGGGAATGGCAATCCTTCGAGCACCCTCGTGCCACCTCAGCTCCCAGCGCTTAATGGTAGCATGAGTAAGCCGACGCTCTTCTCGGAGGTACTTCATCACCTCCGGACTGGGCTCTGTAAACCGAGCCAGTTCCGCCTCGGATAAAGGAGGCGGAGCCTCTTCGAGTTGGGCTGCGGCCGTAGCAGTTAAATCGAGCCCTGTAACATCCGCTAAAGCAGTACCGGGCGGATGCTTCCATCCCGATACATTCGTAAGCGCCTGTCGCTTCTGCTCTATCTGAGCCGCAGATACCTCGTTTCTGATTGCGGTCCAAAGATACAAGTCCCCACCGCCAACACCGGGCATGCGGGGTAGAGGGCGCTTAGAGCGACGCGCAATCTGCTGAAGCAGCCCATTATCACCAACAAGAGAGCCGCTGGCGTTACATGTGTAGCATTTGAACTTTGACTCCCCCTCGCCTTTGTCGTCTGAATGTACAGAGATTCCGAAGGAGGGGTGCTTATCGATTCCCCCTTTGTGCGCCCACTTCGCGAGAGGGCATGTAGACCCAACCCAAGTGTTTCCCATGTTGGGCCTAATATTCGAGCAGCCCAAGACCTGAAGGAGCTGCATTGCCTCGTCCGCCTTCATAGCCTACCCCTACTCTTTCTCGCCCTTCTTCTCATTCCGCCCCAAGTAGTGAGCGTCGTTCTTCGGCAACGGAGGAGGCTCTCCGCCGGGAACGCCCTTGTCTGTGCGCTTGCCCTGGCCAGCAATGTACTGGGCATACATGGAGTCAAAGAGCTTGTTCTTTCTCGCCCCCTCCATACCCTGCTGATCATGCTTTCGGCCCTTGCTGGTGGCCTCGTTGCCGGAGGTATAGCCGTACTTGGCACACTGCGCCTTAGCGATTTCCAAGGCTGAGGCAAAACGCTCTTTGGTAGGGCCAGGTAGCCCAGTTTTTTGCATGATTGCGAGCGCCATGTGTTTAACAACCGAGGGAAAGTCAGCCATCAGACGACTCCTTCAAGCATCTAAAAGTGAAGCAGGTGTTCGGCTTAGGGTTTTGCGCCCAAGTAAGCAGCCAAGGTCGCTAAAGTGTGGAAGACGGGCCTATTTAGGGCCTGCATACGCTTAACCTCCCTTTCGGCTCCCGGAGAGATTCCGGGCAGACGAAGCAAAGCATCTGAACGATCCAGCCACACAAAGTCATAGTCCATCCACTCCTCGTAGCTACGAGGCCGTAGCAGATGCAAATAATGGCTGAGATGGGGCACAAACGGAGTTGCCCCGAGGTCCATAATAGCGTGAGCCGCCATCAGCGCAGCCCGCACGTTGTCCTCCGTGTTTCCGCCAGAATAGGGACCTGCGATGTACACAGTCTTGATGCCAGACATCATACCTCCGAAGCGACCACATGGTCGCTTGTTGGTTGAAAAGTTTTCAGGGCCAGGCTCTCGTAGCGACTGCCGCGCGAACCGCCCAGCCACACGCTGCTAGGGAGAATGGAGGTCTCCAACAAAAAGGCTTTCTGGATTTTTGACGCAGCATTCAAAACAACCAAGAAATGATACTTGGCTTTTCGATTGGTGGTATCGAAATGACAGCGGCCCCGATAGGGTCGAGAAGTCTTCACCTCTACCGGAGCCCCATCCAGCAGAAAGTCGTGCTCTGCGTACCAGTGCGTAGCCGAAATAGATACCGCAGTAGGGAATAAGCTCCCAAAGTAAGAAAGACCTATCTTGGCTAAGCGTACTCTCGGATCGCTTTCGTTTCCAGAGGTGAGCTGTTCTCTGCGAGATAAGCTGATATGGCTGCTTGCGGGAAGCGCCTCTAGATTAAGTATGTGGTTATCGAGCTTGTCGCCGTTCTTGTGGTGTATGTGCCAACCATCAGGAGTAGACCCATGAGTAGTCTCCCACACCACAATAGGTTCAAAGACGTAGCCATGCCTATCGGCTCTCCTGTGTCTTGGGGCATAAATTCGTCTGTAGCCTCCGGCGATACTCGACTTGCCTTCCAGTCTTCTTCCGGCCGGACGTCGCGCAACTCCCTCCGCCTTTAGTAGATTGCTTATAGTAACAGGGGCACACGCATATAGAGCGCCCAATGACGCAGTTGTTTCCCCCGAGACATACGCATAGACAACGCGTGCTCTGTCCTCGGGAGTAACGAATAATTTTTTCATCAGAACGGAACGCTCCCCGGGTCACCCGAGCCACCACCAATATCAATCGGCTCAATTACATCCCCGCTGCCCTGCGCCAAAACCTCACTGAAGTTGCTCGATTCGAAATCCCAATTAAGTTCGAAGTCCCGGCCGTCACCATCTCGAACCTTGAGTTGCTTCACCTGCATTCGCTTCTCTTTCTTATTGTCGTCGGTCTGTACTAGACCAAAAATCAGGGTCGAGTGCCAGACCGCCGCATCCGTCAAAGCGATGCTTTCGGCAGTAGCAGTGGCAGCCTGGTTTTTCTTCACTTCACGATTGAACTGAGAAGTCACCACAATAGGCAACTTCTTGGACATCGTTAGTCTCTTCACTTCACTGAAGGCGTTTGCGGCCTGCTCGATGCGGTCCTTGCCTGGTACCTTGATGAGGTAGATACCGTCAATAATCACCATTTCAGGCTGCGCCTCGTCTATAGCCGCAGCAAGCGTTTCAACCCGAAAATCAAAATTACCACCAACAACCGTCAGACCCTTCTCATTCAAAACATTCTTGGTAGCCTTCTCCAGCCGCTCTCTCTCAAAAACGGTAAGCTGACCAGAGCGCACTCGACCAAACGGAAGCTTTTCTTTGAGCGCAAAGAATCGCAGCGCAATTCTCATTTTGCTCATTTCCGTCGTTACGTAGAGCACCTTGTGCTTCCGAAACACCTCTGTGAGAGGTCCGTAGTTGCCTTGGTCATCGCGGACCTTGGTCCACAGTTTATAGCCAGTCGAGGCGTGCTCCGCGAGCATCAGGCTGGCAAAGGTATTGTGAACGATAATGTCGTTGGCGACAAAACAACTGGTAGGCTCGACGGTCAAGTCGTAGATTTTCTGTTGGCCAACGTCCTCGATGCTCTCAATAACGTCCCAAAAAATATCAGAGGACCAAAGCCACCTGTACTCCGACTCGATTCCAAATACCTCGCAAAAAGCCTTAAAGGGACGAAGCCAGAGAGAGCCGTTGGCTCCAAACATATCTCGGACACCGAAATAGGAATTCTGCCCAGCCTTGTGCGCCGGATCTCTCCCTAAGAGCTTAGCCACTCGCACAAGTGAACCATCGCCAGTCCAGCGCCCAGAGCGCGCCTTCGCAAGTGCTGCTATCTTTGCCTCGAATTCCCTCGACACGCGCGGGTACCCAACGTTGGTATTACGCTTCTTTTTAAGAAGAGCAGTAACTCTTTGCGCCTTCTCGCCCCACAAGTGTACTTCGCGTGCGAAATTCTCCAAGGAAGAGGAGTACACTCTTAAGCGCCACGCATCGAACTTCTTGCCGTCACAGGTCGCCTGTTTGTATCCAACGCTGCTCTGAATACCTAGGCGGAGCAAAAGACTTTGTAGCTGGCGCACCATCTTTTCGGAAGCCAGGGTTACACCGGGGCCGGTACTGTCGACGTAACCATCGCACATCCAAAAGGTCGAAATGAACTCAGATAGAGACTTCGTGGGTAGACGGTAAACAACAGCAGGAATGGTCTTGTGTTTAGCTAAGATGCCATCCATCCCATATTGCCGCAGTAACGCTTTAACTGGTCGGCCTAACCCCTCATCCCAAGCGAAAGCATAGTCATAGTTTGCACGGTGGCGCACTTCGACCCCAAAAGCACGAGCCGCCTCATGGGCACGCTCTAGAATCTCAGGATCCGCAGTACTAAATCCGACAGTGCGACTCGTATAAGAGCCCTCGGCGAGCAACAATGCCAACAAGAATACGGTCTCAGAAGGTAAATCCTCTGGATGTTCAGGAGCGGGCATTCTGGCTGGAAGTGCAACAGTCATCCCAACCTTAAACTGTTCCGCAGGTTTCCAACCCTCTGCCGTCAAAAGAGGGTGCTCCGGAGTAACCGTTACAGAACGTCCTGACGCGTAAGTGAATTTTAGACAACGCTTGTGTCCTGTATCCACCTTGGCAGTAATCGGCGTGGAGTGAATCCCCTTCTCCGGACTCCAAGTGGTGACCAGCTTGAGAGAGGGGGTCGATACCACTTCTTCAATAGTGTGCTCTTCACCTGTCTCTGGATCGACAATGCGCGTGGAGGCACAAACACACTTCCCAATTCCGCTTCGGGCCACAAAGAGAATTAGCTCCTCTTTATTGAATCCAAGCGTGGTGTCATTCATGGTCGCCCACGGCGTCATGATTCCACGCTCACCCGCCTCCATTCGCAGGTAGTAGTCCCAAACATTGGGACCCTCATCAAACATCGAGGTCACTCTGGAGTCAGCGGCCCCAACCTGAAGACGCTGGATGCGATAAACGGCCTGCTGTAACTCTTCAAACGACTCTATGTTTTGCTGGCTCTTAAGAAGATCCAGCGCAGTGTCAACGGAGCGCTTTACCTCGTTGCCAATAGCATTCTTGAGGATTTCATCTGCCCAAAATCCAGCAGTACAGCCATCCATCGCGGGAGGGAGCGGGATACCGAGCTTAGCCTCAATTACCCCAACATCAGGTAGGGCTCCGTACTGCGAATAATGAATCGCGATGTACTCAAGGGCGGGCGCAGCTACCCCCTGGAGAATCTCCGGAGGAATCGCCCGAGAGAGGAACTCCCGGTAGGCGGGTTTGCCCCCGTCCAATATGGCTCGAACCAGCGACTGCGTGAAATCCACCCGCCACCCCTCGTACTATTCAAGAAATTCGTTTTTAGCTTTAGCGGTAGCTTCGTGTCGATTATCGCCTACAACCTTTTGTACGGCGCAACACTTCTCTGCGGCAGACGCAATGCTTGGAGAGATTTTACTCCAAGCCATTGGACCCAGCAGAGACGTGATTACGGTCGGGAGGCCCCGATCGTGTCGGCTGACGATTAGGTTCCGAATGTCATTAATGCCGAAAATCTTTTCGGACGCATCCTCCTCGCGTAGGTCGTCAAGCAAGAGAAAGTCGACATTTCGCGCTCTATCCATGATGGTGGATTCGCTATCGAATGCTGCATAAGTACGTACGGCATCACGCAATTCAGTGACAGAGATGGCGTAGGCAGTGAACCCCCAGGCTCTGGCCTCTTTCAGAACTACACACGCAGCGCCGGTCTTGCCACTACCCACCTCCCCATAAAGAAAAAGCCCAACATTCTTCTCTTTGACTTCGAGAATTCGTTCAGAGAATTTAGTAATGGGCGCTCTCACGGTGTCCGTAAGAAGTTCTTTGGTGGCACACCATAGCTCCAACGGTAAGTGCATCCGAGCGAAGTCCTCGTTATCTAGAGGATTCGGACTACAGTTGCACTTAGAGGCACAATCGAGTTCACAGTTACCGAGGGGGCGAGTGCAGTCGCAAGGGGTCTTTAACAACACGGGACAGGCTGGTAGCCCGGGGAGTCCGCGACGATTCGGTTGAGCGGCTCGGTGCTCACCGCGTTTTCTGATTAGGGGGTTCGCCATATCACATCCCCATGGCTTTTAGATCTTCACGTACCGCATCGTAAGCTGCCTGTAGCTCCTTGGGCGCCCTGGTCGCGCTTGGGTTGGCATCACACCACTGGTCGTACTCCGTCTTCACCTTGAGCGCAGTGAACATCTTCTTGGCCTCCGGTACCACGGAGGCGTCAAGCGAGGTGAACAACCCGAGAGTTGGCAGCGTCGCCTTAATCTTCGGATAGCGCGCTCTTTGCCTCTCCCAGTAGCGAATGTAGTACCGCATGGCGCGCTCAAGGTCCTCATGGCCCCAACGTTCCAGTAGTCGCTTCAGCATTCCACCCTCCTTGGGTCCCCACGATTTCTCCATCGAGTCGTTGGGGAACTTCTGCTGAAACTCCAGCATCCAAGTTTGCTGCAGGTCATGCAACTTACCGAACAAAGTTTGCTTGGGGACCTTCAGCTTGGGAAGCGCAGGAGTACCTGAGGAGGCCTCCTGCTTCGCCTTGGCACGCTGCTTGGCCTCCTTTGCCGCCTTGGCCGCGTCGAATCGCTGTGCGCCTATCAGGGCGGCCCGCGCCACAGAGGCCTTACGAGCCTCAAGCTCTTCGTCCGACATGTGTTCCTCCTGTGTGTCATCCACTACAGCCACAACGGTTACAGGCTCGAAACGAAGCGCCGTCGCCGCGAAACCGTTTTTAGGTGTGAAATCATCCGTAGGAAAAAATTCCTGATCTTCGGTGAAATCCAGGTTTTTTGAAAATTTCTGATCTTCGGTGAAGCTGTTGGCGTGTGTCGACGAGCGAAGCGAGACGACTTGAGGTGAGCGAAGCGAACCTCTGCCTTTACTTCTTTCTTGAGTTGTTTCTTGAGTTGTTTCTTTGCTTGTCTCTTTGTACGCAGTCTGCGACGTTTTTTCCGCAGAAGTTGCCATGGCACCCGCAGGTTCTGCTTGTTGACCCGCAGATTCTGCGGGTAAGCCGGAGAAATCTGCGAGCGACCTTACGGTGTCCATCCAGTTCAGTTCTGAACTCTCAGTGCGAGCCTCTGTTTGCGTGCTCCGTTCAAACTTCTTCCACTCAGTGATGTATTGTGCCGGGATGAGTACGTAGAACCTGTTCGTGGAAAGCCCTCGCGAAACAATCTTCAGCATGTTCTTGCTTTTGAACTTACTAATGCATTCCTGAACCTTTCGGACAGAGCACCCGATCTGTTTAGCGATAGTCTCTTGACTCGCCCACCCATGTCCCTCCTTCAAACAGTATCTGCGCATCCTGCCGTAGCAAACCTTCTCGATGGCGGTGAAATCGTCGCGATACGCCAACCAATCCGGGATGGCTGTAAAATCATCTGGACTTTTCGCAGAACTCTGGAGTTGTTCACTCACGAAAGCACCAATTCCGGCAAAGTTCGAAGAGTTTCAACATATTGAAGTAGTTCTGGCGCGGAACGAAACCACTCTCCTCGGATGTGAAACTGTACAAACTTTTCGTGCAGTTCTTTTTCTGTTTTTCGCCCGCCAGGCACGCAAACCAACAGCTTCAACGGGCTAGTAGTCGAAGTCTGGAGTGCTGCTACACGGTTCGAAACATTTTTGGAGAATCCAATCTTGATTGCGTCTGCTTGTACATCCTGTATGAAATACACCCAAGTAGCGCTCTCCTCGATCCGAACTATTTCTTTTTCCACTAACATTCTGGCGTCTTTCTCTCTTGCCAGAGACTCGCACTCCTCAAGATACTTAGTCGTTTGGGCCTTCCCGAACGCTTCAAGTTCTTGCTTCGCTCTCTTGAGCGCGCGTCCGGCTTTTCGGAGATTGGTACCCGGAAGTGTCGTAATTGCCTCAACAAGCTCGATGAAGCCGACCATCACATCGAATTCATTAAGAAGGTTGCTGGAAACCTCAGGGAGCTGGTAGCCCCAGGCTTCCAGCTCTACTTTCGAGAGTGACGGTGTCGTACTGTCACAACGGCACTCGCAGCAGATCCGCAACTCGTTGCTAGGACCCTGCCCAGTGTGAATCCCCAAGCTGTGCCACCCCATGAAACCGCCACAGCCCTTGCATGGAGGCAGTGTGTGAGATTCAGAAAAAGGAATCCCCTCACATTTTGAGCAATAGTGACTTCCGTTAAGTCGAGCGTTCTTAGCGCTAGTCATGACTACGCTTTCGCGACCATGTGGTCGCCAGTTATGTCGCTTGGAAAAAAATAGGGTGACCCTGCTGGTCTCAGATCGGAGTGCCGGGGACTAACTCTCGTTGCGCGAAACAGGGGGAAACGCGCACGGAACCCCGACCCCGAATCCAGCAGGGCCACCCTATAAAGGAGTGAGTACCACAAAGGCGTATTCAAGCAAGCTCCCCCTGTTTGAAACCGCAAGGTTTCTCAAACAAGGGAGGCTGAGACCCGCCGAAGCTTGAGAACGAAGGGGCTTGTACGCTTCGCTCACTTACTTAGCAAGGCCCTAGATGTAGTGGGTACCTTTTCTTTGGACTACTCCTTATCGGAGTCACTGCCTGGTTCAGTTTCTGCAAGGTCCTGCAGGCTTTCCCGTAAGTGCCTCTCGTAATCCCCGACCCAGTCATACGCGGAGGCTTCTCCTTCCCCCTCCTCCTCTTCGTAATTGAAGTCGAAGTCATCGGCAGTTCCCTTGAGTTGAGCTGCCACAAGCGAATCCACTCGTCGCCTCTCTCGCCTGGACTCGACGTCGGAGTAGCGCATGCTCTCCGAGATGCCAGAAGCCTTCAGGCGCGCATTTCGGGCCTTACGGCTGGTGTCCAAATCGAGCCCCAAGTCGCTCTGGTACGCACTCTTAGAGCCCTTGCCCCCGTAGCGGCCATCGTCCGTCTTGTCGTAGCCGAGCCAAGCATTACCTGAGCGGCCCTTGGCCTCATCTACTTCGAGTCGCCGAAGAGTGTCTTCTGCCGCCTTCATGATGGACCAAACCTGCATATACAAGTTATGCCGGGCATAACCCTGTGTCCGGGAGACGCCATTCTTGAAATTGGTGTAGTCGATGGAAAGAACCGCTTTCGACATCGCCTCTGCAAATTCCTTCCGCCACGCCAGCGCGCGGTAGGGGTAGTCGGCGCCCGTAGGTGTTGCGACGATGTCTCCAAGGTTTGGGAGCCACTTTTGCTGCAACAGCTCCAAGTCCCCCTTCACGCGGGAACGGACGAGCAGCAAGTCCCTGTCCTGCCGGTGCTCAATTACGCTGAAGTACCCGAATCCCGAGAAAATCCACAATGTAGTAACCAACCTTTCTAGTGTCTCCCACACTAGCAGGTTGTCAGACGATTGTCAAGCCGCTTGGCTACCGATAACCTCTGGAATTCCATGACGCTTGAACCAGGACCGTTGCTCAACCATCTCCGTCTGCATCCGCAGGGCGAGGAGTTGTCCGGTCTTGACTTCGTCCACTGACGGGCGGAAGCCTGCGGGGAGGCTAGCTACCGCATCGAGGAAGACGGAAGCGTCCAGAATACGACCTTTCTTCAGCAGCCCCCTGGCGTCTTGAATTCTACGTTTGAACCACGCGAGATCTGCCTTCTTGATGGTGATTTCTGCCCCAACGGCGTTTTGTAGCCACTTAGGACTTTTTTTTGGCTTCTTCGGCTTTGGCCAACAGTAGGTCTCTTTCCTCCACCGGAAGTCTAATTTGTAGCCACTTGGGCATCTTCCCGGCATTCATGGCCTGGGTGAACATTGCGTGGGCTGCACGCTTGATTTGTTCATCATTTAGTTGACTCTGCTGAATGGGGTTATTGTTCTGTGGCTGGCTTTGTGCCTCCAATACCAGAGGCGGAGGGCTGGGCATGATGGTCCCAATAAGTCGCAAGGACGGGATGTAACTTACGCACACCCAGCTTCCCTTGAACTGAAGCCAGCCCTCCCGGTTTCGCTTATCATCCTCTCGAACTCCAAGCGCCTTCCCCTTCTCGAATTGGCTGCAGAGCGTGTCGTAACCCTCGGCATCCAAATCCAATCCGTACCGGTGCCTCATCCGCATGATGCAGTGTGCAAGATGGTAAATCCGACGTGCGGCTCGATCCTCGGCGGAACTACGCGACATTCATTTCTCCTCGGGTTTACGACGAGAAGGCATTCGGTGATCGCCCTCCCGGGTCGCCGCTTCACACATCTTTCGCAGCTTATCCCTTTCTCGGTTGTATACCTCAGCCGCCGCGTTCACGATGCGTGCTTGTGCGTCTGCTTCTGGGCCTTCTACCCAAGCCGCGACACGCTCACGCCAAGCGAGGAGCCAAGCGTAGTCCTCCGGCATCATACCATCCGTGCGCATGTCCTTCAGTGGAACCTGAATGTACTGTTTGGCAGGATGCTTGGCGTATTCCGCTTTTTCTTCCTGGGAGATAATTCTGATTGTCATGACATCCTCGCTGGCGGGCTCCACACAGGCGTCGGTCGTGGCTCGGGTTCCTTCGGAGGAACCGGTGGTGGAAGAACTTCCACGACAGTCGGAACCTCAGACTCCGTGATGGCCGAAATCCAGAGCCCCAACTTTTTGATGTCTTCGGCCGAGGGGTCTTTTGCGTGCGTCAAGGTGAGGTAAAGCTTTCGCAAGCTGGGCAAGCAACGAGTCAGCTCCACCTTCGTAGGCCGATTCACCGCCGGGCTCTTTTGGGCAGCCTTCTCAGCCTTCTTGCCCGTCATGGCCCAAGCCTTGGCATTGCGCCCCGTTACCCTGCAGGCCCGGACGCTCTTCACGTAGAGAACACCCAAGGCCCCGAGCCCAGCAAGGCGCTTATGCGCAGACGAGGAGCGCAAAGCTTCGTCCAACTCTCGCCCCGTCATGGAATCGTGCCGAGCAACTTCAGTCGCAACCTCCCGCTGCACGTGTTCTAGCGTGCGGTCCTCCAGGACCTCCCAATAGGCTTCAACAGCCATTGTCTTCATAGCTGCCCACCCTACACCGCTGGACTGCGATTGTCAAGAACAGCAGGGAGAAGGAAACGCTCGGGTGCTCGTCGAAACAAAAAGCCCTTTCCGCGCCGAAGCACAGAAAGAGCCTTTTGCCTGTCCTGAGCGATATGCCCCCGGACAGGAGGGGCTAGGGAGTTCTTCGGAAGAAGGCGGGGATTCCGAAGGGGGTCTCGCCCTGACCCGGGGTACTTCAGCAAGGTACTTGGTACCCTAAGGCTTGTCAAGCTCCGCGACCACATGGTCGCTGTGCCCCGAGAGAAAGCGGGCCTCTCGCTCCTGCAGCTCGTGGTCGAAGACCTCAAACACCTGGGCCCGCAACAGATGAGGGCTTACACCCGCGTCTAATGGCTTTGCGAGCGCGAGATGAATCAGCGCCCGAAAATACCGACGCAAGATATGAATATCGGCCAAGTCTAAATTTCCGGACCTAACAGCGGCATCTAACGCCGGAGCAAGCAGCAACATAATCCCTGTTCGGGTTGTCGGCGTCTTCTCGGCAGAGCTACCAGTAGTTGTGTCGCTCACGGGACCCCTCTTCGGGAGGCTTTTACGCGGTGATAACCACATTGTCAAGGGGCATGAGGGCTTTGTTGCTTCTTTGCGGTACGTACGGAAGATTTAAGCTCGTGAAGCCACTGTTGCAAGAATCGAAACCTTGGAGAGTCGCCACGGCTTCTGGCTGCATTGCTTCTCGTGGTGAGATCTCGAATCAAAGCCTCTGCCTGCGGCAAGGTGTATGTCACCACCGGCTCCCCCTCGTCCTCAACGACCACAACACCGCGTAACAACTCAAACCGACAAGGACTCACGTGGTACTCCATAACTCTTGACAAGAGAAGTGCAATGTAGTACAAGCACACTTACAAAGGGGCAACACACCATGGACTTCATTCGGGTTGCAATTCTGACTTGTGTACTGATGCTGCTGGGTTGCGGGGCTGCCCCGGCAGAGACGTGCACCCCGGGGCTGTCTGTCGCCTGCATCGGACCTGCTGGCTGCTCAGGGGGGCAGGTCTGCGACAAGGACGGCACCGGCTACCTCGCCTGCCAGTGCGCCCCCGCCGACAGCGGCGCTGGTGGCGGCACTGCTGCCGGTGGCGGGACTGGCGGCGGCAGCGGAGGGGGCTCAACCAACCCGTGCGAGGGCATCACGTGCCCCACGCCTCCGGCTCCTATTTGTCTGACAGCGACGTCCGCGCGGACCTGGTCTCCTTCCGGCACCTGCTCCGGCGGGACGTGCAGTTACGTCTTCACGGACTCTGCCTGCCCCACTGGTTGCTCCGGAGGTGTCTGCAACCCCAACCCGTGCGGGGGCATCACCTGCAGCACTCCGCCCGCCCCCACCTGCGCGAGTGCCTCAACCCGGCGCGCCTACTCCTCGACTGGCACTTGCTCCAATGGCACCTGCAGCTACACCTTCACGGACTCCACGTGCCCCTACGGTTGCGCCGGAGGTACCTGCAACGCCAACCCCTGCACGACTACTACCTGTAACAGTCCTCCCGGTGCTTCGTGCACCACGCCCTCAACTCGGCGCGTCTATTCCTCGCCGGGGACTTGCACCGGAGGCGCATGCAGCTACTCCTTCACGGAGACGACGTGCCCCTATGGCTGCGCCGGAGGCGTGTGCAAGCCGGACCCCTGCGCCAGCATCACCTGCACCGCCCTCAGCCAGTGCCACCTGGTGGGGACGTGTAACTCCGCCACGGGCACCTGCTCCAACCCCCTCAAGGCCGCAGGCTCCAGTTGTGACGATGGAAACCTCTGCACCCTCAGCGACACCTGCAACTCCAGCGGCGTCTGCGTGGGCGGCACGACGAAGACGTGCCCTGCGGTGGATGCCGGGGTCGGCTTTTGTCAGGTGGGCGCCTGCGTCCCCTCCACCGGCCTCTGCGGCTCGATGCCGGGGCCCGACAACACCGTGTGCGTCGCAGACTTGCAAAACCGTCTGGGCATGTGCCGCAGCGGCATCTGCCGTCTCGGCGTCCTCGGGGCAATGTGCGGCACTACTTCGGTTCCCTGCTCGGAAGGGACTTGTGACGATGGCCGCGTTGGCAACCCCGACGGCACCAACGGCTACTGCGTCCCCTGCGGCGCTGCCGGGCAACTGTGCTGCCGGTACAGGGTCTACAGCGGCTACAACGTAGCTGCCAGCAACTGCTGGGAGGCCCAGAAGGACTATTGCTGCAACGTTGGCGCCACCTGCACCGGCCCCGGGGGGAACAACCCCATCGGCATGTGCCAATAACTCAGTGGTACACGGGGGGATGGCAGCAGCGGACGGACTCCGTCAGCGCCTCGACAATGGCCTGCGTGGACATCGTCGCCATCGCCTCGGGATGCACCCTCACGCAACAGCCGCAACCCAGCGCGAGGACTCCACGACTCTCCTCAAGGTACCTGCGGACTGATGCCAGGGGGTCTTGAGGTACCTCAACTTGGGACACAGAACAATCAACGGACATCGAACCCCCTCGCACGAGTAAGTAGACTGCCCGTTAGTACCGGGTCTTCCTCTGAGTGTCCATCACTACCTGAGGCAGTAGGAGCGAGCTACGCAGCCTACGGGTTTTCGGTCGCCTTGAAGGCGGGCACAACTCCGTAAACTATACCTATGACGGCTGCAATTCCGGTTACCATTCCGAAGGCTACGCCAATTTCCATGGCATGAAGCTGAAACCAACTAGGCTGCATCCGTTGGATGGTTTCACTGGCGTCCCGGAGGCGGGCCTCATAGAGGGCGCGCTGTGCAGAGAATACCGCCCTGTCCGCGATGTAGTTGGCTCGAAGTTGAACGTAGCCAAGTTGGAAGAGCTTCAGCCTCGTAATTCTTTCCTCGGAAACAAGGAGGCCCCCGCGCCCTGGGCACGGCGTAGTGGCGGATGGTGCTATTTCCCCGTCCTTACCAATGCACTCCTCTTCGTCAAGAGGGATTATCCAATCCCCGTCCCTCGGCTCCACCTTCTCCGTGGATGGATCTACAGGAAGTGGCTGGGCCTCCACCCACTTCGCTTCGGGAATAGTCAATGGGACGGGTGCCAGCGTGGCGCAGCTCGAAAGCAGCGCCAGCAGGGCTAAGCAACCTCGCCGCATGTTACTGCGCCTTAAGCAGCTTAGCCCGAAGCTTGTCTGCCTTATCGGTGTGGAAGCCCACTTGAGTGGTGTAGTGATGCAGGTCCCCCGAGCCACGGCCGGGTCCGTATTTACGTCCCGGGGTCTTCGGTTTGGTTGCCTTCTCGACTTCAGCCGCGCGGTTCCGGTTCGCGTCAGCAGCCGCTCGGTGAAGATCATGAAGCGTCTTCAGATTCTTGGCCTTCTGCTTCGGAGTCAAATTCTTACCCGTATGCAGCTTATACTTCCCGAAAAGCTCCTTAACCTTCACCTCGCCGGGTCCGGACCTGACGGCGTCCAAGCTAAAAGCCCTTGGGTCCCGTCCCGTCTTCTTCAGTGACTCGATTTCCGCCAGCACCGCCATTGCTTCCATGAGTGTATTCATTCTTTTTCTCCTGTTTGGCCAGAGCCTTCATGCGCTCCAAGCGTTTTAGCAACAACTCGTAGCCTTTGTCGTCCCCACCGGGGCACGGTCCAGCAAGTCAGGTCTTTTTAGTACCTGGCGCCATTCCAGGCTTCCAACGAATTTTCACGGAGTCTCTTCGCCTTTTTCGGACACAGAAGCGTCGTCATCTGCCGTCGCTTCTGGAATACCAGCAAGCTTCCGCTGCTCCGCCAAAGACAACGGAGCCTCTGGCTTCGGAGCAGGGTGAATCAGCGCCAACCGCTCCATCTGCTTCAGCAACTCTTCTTGCAACGAACCCATCTATGCCTCTTAGGTGTGAACTGCGGGAAAGCAACTAGAATGCAATATGCCACGGGATTACCTGGGGCGGAAGTACACTTGTAAGTCGTCTCCGGGCCTGGGGGCCTCCATGAGCTGAATTTTACTGGCGCCGTGCTCCACCCAGCCCCCACTTGAGTCTCGGCGCAATACAAACCCATTCAGAAACACCAAGGTGCTCCCTGGAACGTAGTCTCCACTCGTCCGAAAGTGGACGTTGACTCCATCAACTTCGCCAATGGCGGGCGTAACCATACCCTTAAGCACCTGGAGCTACCTCGGCCCAAAAAATCCAGTCTGGATGAACTTCATCGGCGTGGCCGCTCCCGGAGCAGGCCAATACACCGGAGCAAACATTACTCTGGAAAAGTACGCTCTAGGAAACATCAGTAGTAACTCCCGTGCGGTTGCCGTCTTCGTCCACGGTAGCAATGATGCGGTCCTTGGTATCCCCCACGTTTCGAATGACAACAGGGCCAGCGGGGGCTCCAGAGAGCTTACCTGCAAGGGCTGCCGTGACGATACGCATCGCTTCGCGGAGCGACATCCCGGATTCGAGACTATTCTGCTGGTCCCATTCACTGGCACTGCGTGGCTCTGCTGCATTGAGCGTGAAAATATCGGTGGGGTTGCTGTGAATTGCTGTTCCGGCAAGAACAACCACTTGTGTGGTATTCGCGTCCACCGATACACCGTAGCGGAGGTTATCGTGGATATTGACGTCCACGAGCCGGATGATGCGAGTCGAGTTCGTCGGATTGCCGGGGTCGCCGGTCAACTCAATGCCGTCCCTGTTGTTCAAGTAGTAATTCCCTCCAACAACAGTGATTTCTCTCGGACTGCCGGTGGGGAGTCCTGCGTCTTCCGTCTTGAGCGCCGAGCCGCCCATCTTCTCGGACTCACAACCGTGAAGCTCGTGGTAGTCGCCGCCCCTGAACAAGAACCCGTTTCCGGTCCCGGCCTGTGTACCCACCAAGTAAAGACGTGTAGCTTCAAAGAACTTACCGTTGGTCACTATACAGTCGTCGGAGGTGCTCCCTACGGGCGCGCGGACGATAAACCCCGACATGGAACAGTTGTTACCGTTCACCGTTAGTACTGCTCCTTGGTCGGGCGTCGTCGGCTGAAACTGGAATCCACGCCCAGGCCCCCGTAGGTGAACGTCCTCTTTATTGATGACAACACGTTCGGTGATCGTCGTAGTCCCAGAGTCCTGTGACACGAGGTAAATCACGTCTCCGCGTCCGCTAACGACGACGTCCAGAGCGTGCGTTAATGTGGCGAAAGCCTGCGGTACCGTATCGCCGCTGTTCAAGTCAGACCCATATACTGGGTCTACGTAAAAGGCCGCACCGACACCTTGATGTGTGTGCCTCAGAGTCTCTACGCCCCACCGTACTTGTTCGACCCCCGCTTCCAGTTCACGAGCATGCACAAGTCCGGCGGAGTTCGCGGTACGGATGGACACAGAGTTAAGATTCGTGACGTCCGCGATGTTAGAGTTACCTCCAGCGATATTTACGATGTAAATACCGTCTTCAAATGTAATAGTGTACCCGTTGATGAGTTCGATGACGCGCGCCAGTGTAACGCCGCCGATGCTGACGGGCGGATTGTGTACGTGCGTCGTTGGGAACGGTATGCCGGCGTCGTCGTCTTCGAGATCCTTAAGGCGAAGGCGGAGAACGTCTACGTCGAGTTCCCGTATCTCCGACGGGCTAGCTTGTACAAGTACGGTGTCTGCCTTCGGCACGTAGATGACGCGCGTGCCCCAATCAATCGTAATCGCCATGGATTAGCCCTTCGACGTAGGGCCGGTACCCCGCAATGAAATCCGCTGGACCAGGGCTTGGCGCTCCAGCTCTCCTACGCGGTTAACCAGCATGGCGTTAGTTTCGGACATCGCGTTGACCTGCTTTTGCAGCTCGCGATGCGCTGTTTCGAGCGTCTTCAAAACGTCTGCGACCGCCTTCAAGTTTCGCTCATTCAGATTCATCGGACTCTTCCGGTTGGGGAGGCACGGGTGGTGGAGGGATTACCACAGAACTACCTCCGAGGCCAAAACGACGAGGTATCGGCCTCCGGATTTCACGGTCGCACTGCACACAACCCGGCACCGGGTTGGTCGCGGAATCGTGTGTGGTGTGGTCCATCACTCATCCCGAATCAATTGCACCGTTAGGCTCAACCCCGCTGTACTACTGATTGTACCGGCCACTGGGGCTGTCTTGTAAAGAACCCCTGTAGGGGCGTAGGGGTTGTCTTCATCGAACGGGCCGTCGGTGTCCGTAGACCAAGAGCCTGCGCCTGTCGTATTCAGGTTAGTCCCGGTAGCGGCTGTGAGCTTGGTCGTATCGTCCACCAAGGGATACCGGCCCGTGAGGTTTACCGTGTTAGCCGGGGTGCGCCAGCCATCACGTTCAGCCTCAATCTGCGTCGAGTTGAGTTCCGTGTTCCAGATACGGACTTCCGTGAGAGAGCCCAGGTGCTGATCGCCGAAGACGTTACCGCCGCCGATGAAGATGTTCGTGATGGCATCAGTATCGTCAACTGATGTAGCTACTTGAGAGGTAATGGTACCCGCCTGCGCTCCGCCGACGTACCCAGTAAGCTGGCGCGTTGCCCCGGACTGCGTCATGGCAAAAAAGTACCAAGTATCCAAGGACACCGTTGCAATGGATGAGGACGAGCCGAGGTTCGACCCCACCCGGACCTCGCCGCTGGTGTTGACGAAGATGGTATTGTACGCGTTGGCAGCGGTAGTCGGCGTGAGAAGTAAACTCTGCGCCGCATTACTGCTCCGTTTGAACCAGCCACAAATCGTGTAAGCCGTCTTCAGGTTTGTAGGGACGTCGGTCTGTTGTGTGAGCTTGTCCGTGTTGGTGTCGAAGTCACCGAGCGCCGTCGTCTCAATTGGTGACGGAGGCGGGGGAGCACTGGCGCGACGAACGCGGCCTACAACAGGCTGCGCTGAGGCCCACGAACGTGTTTCGTCGAGAAGCCCGGCCGCACTCGTTAACCCTTGAAGTACCACACCAGTAGCGAGAATGGTCCCTGTAGCGGGTGTCGCAGGGGCTCCGGTAACTATGTAGCTGTAGCTGTTGGCATTGATGTAGGTAGTCGTAAAGACGCCGTTGTACTCCGGCTGGTTGGCTCCCTTAATCATCACCTTCGTACCATCAGGGATGCCGTGAGCGGTGTGCGAAACAGTTGCTACAGAGCTTGCCCTGGTAATTGTCACGGACTCGTTCGACGGTAGCGGTCCCGTGTTGTCCGACGCATAAAGAAGGACTCTGGCATTCTCTATGGGCTCGCTATTAACGATGTCCCGCACCGTGATAGCGGTAGTGACTGGGTCGATTACCAGTGTAGTGGAGGATCCGCCGCCGATGTCCTCGTACGTCGGCGTAGTGCTATCTACCACGTTAATGGTGATGGCCCCGCCAGACTCGTTCCGCACGTCGAAAGTGTTACTGCCGAAGGTGAGGCTAGTGAATGCGAACGGTGATCCTGTGGCGCTTTCGAACACAATGGCCCGGCTGTTGTTAACGAAGAGGCACTCTTGGAGGTTTGTAGTGCTCTCCCAGAGGTAGGCTCCGTCGTCCACAGCGGCGACGCTGTTGAGAATGTTGCAAGTACGCATCTCCATATTGGAGCGCAGCCGACCACAGCCGTCGAAGGTACACGCAAACAGGTCGTCGTCGTCGATCCCCGTTCCGTAGAGATCCACGCCACCCTCAAACCCTACGAAGCTGCTGGCGTAGAGACTCAACGCCATCGTCGCGTCGCTCGCAGCCACCCCTGCTAGTGAGCGACCTGGTGTTGTGAGGTCCGGGTTGCTCGCACAGATGAACAGCGAGCCCGAGCGCCCCGAGTTAGACCCGGCGAGTACCCCGAAATCGATAGCAGTAGTACCGGTGCCGCCCTGGACGGCAACTCCATTGTACGTCGTGAGGCCGTCTGCACCTGCCGTAGCCCCTACCGACGCATCGGGGATAGCCTTCACCTTAGAGGCCGCCGCGTTGCGGTAGAATGGGGTCTCCCACACCACCGTCTCACCCCGGCTACTGAAGGCTGTGTTGGAGGTGGCGTGCCCAAGGATGATTTTCCCTTTGACGTAGTACACACCAGCACGCACGGTGATAATGCCCCAGCGGTTGGTGCGCGCCGAATCGTAAGCAACGGCAGCGATTTCCTTGAAGCCCTCGCCAGTCGCTGTGTTGGTGCCAGAGACGTAAATCTCCCCGCGACCGTAGGAGATTTGATCGATGCCAAAGTTCTGACCCTTCGCGTTGGCGGTCGTCTTAATGGTGCCGCCGAAGTACTGTACCGAGGCAGCATTGTAAGTACCCGTGTCCGCTGTACCTGCGCTCTGGGGATCGATGACGTAACAGACCCAACCATCCGTTGCGACGACGGTATCATTCCCGCCGACAATCCAAGTCCGGTAGTTCGTGGTATTCGTCCCCAGCCAGACCTTTACGCCGCCGTTCGCGAGCGTATCCGTGAGGCCGGGGGTCGTCACGTACATCCAGATGTAGACCAGCTTGTCCTGGTGCGTGCCAGTCGTGAAGTTGATGCCGGTCCCGTTATTGAACCACATCCCCTTCTCTGTGGCCGCACCGGACACACCACGAGAGATGCTGTTGGAGCCTTGGACGTAGTAGTCGGGCTCCAACGCCATCGCGCCCGCGCCACCAGCGCCGATGCTCACCCAGTTGGTGAGCACTTCGGCGGTGGAAAGCACCGTCAAGTCTGTGGTGACGGTGAGCGGCACCGTGTATCCTTACGCGTCCGTAGTACGAATCGCTGTAGCCGAACCGCCTGCCGAACCGATGGTACCAGTGGTCTCGAAGGTCTTGATGGGCGACCCACCACCGTCGCGGACGCGCACGAAGAGTGAGCGATCCGACAAGTACACGACCGTGAAGCTCTCGGAGGTAGCTCCGGCGAGCTTGTCGATATAGCTGATGAACGTGTTGTTTCCCGCCGTAGCAAAGTCGCCAGAGAAGTCCGTGGCCCCGATGGTGAACGTACTGCCGGTGTAGCTGGAGTACGCCACGCGCCTGTAGATGCCGCTGTCCAGCTCTACCCGGATTGTACCAGACGCAGGGGTATCGCTGGGGATAGCAGTGGTAACGACTACCGCTGTCTCAGCGACGCCGTCCAAAGTGACGTCAAGCGCGAACTGATTGAGTTGTAGGAAGCCGCCAGACTCTGGACCCACCAGCACGCGGTCCTCGCCGTTCACTAGTCCAGCCACGGTAAAGGTGACGTTGTTGGGAGGGGTACGCTGAGTGTTTGTTAGGTCGAACAGCTTGTCGCTCGCCGTGAGATCCGCGTACTCGACACCTACGCCGTAGGCGCCGATGATGGCTGAGCCTGTGGAAGCGCCAAGGAACGGGTAGGACAAGCCGCGCTCAAGAGGCGCGCCAGTAGTAGTCCCTGTCGCGCTCGACGTCACGCCTGTAATCAGCGTTCCCGTCGTAGGCGCCACACCAGTCAACACCTGAATCCACATCTTTGTGGATGTAGCTGGCACATCGACGGCCAGGAGCGCGCCCGTGCCGCCCGGCCAAGAGACTCGTTCGACGGCGTCGAACGTGCCTGAGCGCGGCGTCGTCATCGTCAGTTCATGCGTAGGGCCACGGAACAGTTCGCCAGGGACGGTGTACAGCATGTGTGACGTCTCAACCGAGAAGTTGAGATCATCGCCCGCTGTCGCAGCCCAGCTACCGGTGTCCTCTGAGCGGTTACCTGCGTGGGTGCCTGACGCAGCAAGGCCGCGTACGTGAACGTAATTCGAACCGTCGTTAACGGCGGGCTCTACCGCTAGCACGTAGTTAGTAGTGGCCGACAACGTAACAGGCGTCGGGAAGTGGAACTCAATCGTCTGGTATGACGTAGTCAGCGACGTCATTGACACGTTGCTGCTCGTGGCCAGGGCTGCGCCCGTCGGTACTGAGGACGTACCAAACGTTCCCGAGTGGGCGTAGAGCTTAGCAACCACGTTGCCCGTGGGGGCACCGACGACTTTGAGCTGGAAGAAGGCACGGGCCAACGTCTGGGCGTTTGAGCCAACGTCGAAGGACTGCGCTTGTGCAACGATGGTACCGTTACCGGCGATGAAGTTGCTCCCGGTGTCCGAGCAAAAAGACTCAACCGTGCCGCGACGAGACAGGTACTTCGCGCGCTCATACAGTTGGTTGATGGTAAGAGCGGCGCGATTCCACTCCGAGTAGTACGGCTCGGGCGTGGTGTCGTTGTTTACGTCGATGAGCCGGTAGCCTTCCTGATTTGTAATCGACGTCCAGCCCTTGATTACGCTCTCCGCCGTGGCGTTGTTGAGGTCATCAGAGAACTGGAGGGCGAGAACGTTGTTACCGCGAGACGTACCGTTGATGCGGAACTCGCTGAACGTCTTCCCTACTTCACGTGTCTGCCCGAGGATACGTCGACCGTCGATGTCTGCGGCGGAGGCACGCACCTTAACCATGAAACGGTGCTGAATACCTTGCGCGGTATCCGAGTTGTAGCCATCGGTCCAGAAGTTGGGCGAGAGGATCTGCCCGTTCTGGACGATTTGAAGAAAGGTGTTGGGCGGAGCGAAGCAGACGATACCGTCGTAGATGGTATCACCGCCATCTTGGACGATGGAGCCGTCGTACAGAAAGCGCGCGGCGTAGTCGTTGATGTTGTACGGCGTGTTCAGGGTAATAAGGTTGTCCGTGGCGCGCTCAGAGGCCGTGGCATCCGTGATATCGAGGATGTCGTTGCCGCTTGCCTGGGCGTCGTCCATCAGGTCGCCAAGCCAACGGTGGAACGCAATTACCGTATGCGTGTCTCCGGTGCCCACGTACCGAATATCGCCACTCGCCGAAATGCTGAAGTCGTCGCCGATTGCCATGGTCTACTCCTCGTTAATCCAAAGCTTGTTGATAGTGACTTGTGGCGGATAGTCGCTGTCCGCTGATTATGGCTCGGGATGTTAGTAGTAATCCCAGCTAAGCGCGACAATTTAGTATGAATTCTGTGTCCGCTAGACAGCGTCGTCGTCCCAATAGGTAACAAACCCGACGACTCCAATGTTACCCGAAAGGTGTAACACTAACGAATTTCCTGGGCTGGTACCCAGGGCGAAGGTAGCTGCGGGTACCGCCACCGTCAGCCCTTCCCTGGCCCTAAACGAGAAGGCTCCCGTCAAGTCCGTGGCGGTTCCGTCTTTCCACTTAACTGCCACGTTACCGAGAGCCTGTATTACAAAAGCCGAGACTTTCAGTCTTGCTCCGAGAACTGCGGCCACGATTTCATTATCCCCGGCAGTTGAGCAGTTTATAACTGCGGTTTTGATGACCTTCCCAGAGGTCACCTCCACCGAGTTAGTCACACTGACTTCTCCTACCACGAATGGCATTTAGATGGTCCTCACGTAGGCGGCACCCGTCACCTCGCCGCCAGTGCGAGCGTAAGTCACCACGAGCTGTGCAACAACCACCAACCCATCCGGCCCGTAAACACTTCGAGTTTCTGAGGCAACCAAATCCCCGACCCTGAAATAGGCTATCGTTTTGACTAAGTTGCCTGTAGCCACGCTGGTCCAGCTTTCGTTAGTTACGAGCCCCCCAACCCGGGTGATTGTGTAGTTATGGTCTGAATCGGCGGGCTCACAGTCCAGCAGGAAGTCGGCTACAGAGACATAGTCTCCGATGGGGGCTACTGCCGTTGGCTCCAATCCGAAGCCCGCGCGCAGCAGTAGCCGAGCGGAATCCAAGCCCAACCCGATTACTTGCTTCACTGCGGGCGAGGCAGGAGCTACGGGCGAGGGGTAAGAGTCCGTTCCGACATAGTACCAAACGCCTGCGGTGACTGGTGTAAATGACAGTATTTGTCCAGTCACTTGCACCAAGCAGGTAGTTGCGGTTGGCTTTTGTACGATGACGCCTACTGCGGGCATCCGAAGCTCGTCCAAGGGTTCCGCACGTGTTACGTCTGGAACCCCCAAGGTATTACCGGTGACCCGGACGAAGTGATTAATCTCGTCGGAAGTCAAGCAGTTAGCCTCGAAGTACCGTCCTTCCGCGTATGCAGCCTCCGACTCCTGAACGTCTACCGTTCCGAGTCTTCGAATCTGCGACTGCCGTAAGAGGCTTCGTGGCATGAGAGCGCTTTGGCTTTAGCGGACGGTTACTGTTTCCGTGGTAATCGTAACCTGGCCCTTTGTAATAATTTCGTCTGTGTTGATTATGAGGTTTCCGTTGGGGTTGACGCTGCCCACTCCAGTATCTAGCCGATTCTGCGGACCCATAATTTGTATGTTCGCGAAGACCACCCCGGCCAACGGCGCCACTACCGCCTGTAGGTCAGACAAGTACAAGTCGTCCCCGAATAACCGCCCGCGAAGTACGCTGTCGATGGCGGATTCCACCGAAGTCTTCGTAATAGACTCCGAAAAGCTTGGGTTTACACCGACGCGAACCCGTATTACCGCAGGCACCAGTGCATTCGCTCCGGAAGTCACCTGCACGGTCTGGGTTACTTCCTTTCTGGCGTTCAAGTAACCCTGAAGCGCGTGAATGAGTCCGTTTGATGGTGCCGTGAAGAACCCGGCCTTGTCCTTTGCCAAGATGGGGACCGTCACGAGGTTGGCCTTGCAGTCCGCAGAAAGCAAAGCGTCCACGTGGTCGTAGATTTGGTCCAGCGCCTCTTGAATTGTCGCCTTGTTTGAAAGTACCGACGCATCCATGTTGGCAAGGCTGGTTGCCACGTCGTCCAAGAAAGACAAGGAATCGAAGGCGTCCAGGACTACCGCAGGCCCGATGCGATTCCGTATGGTATTGGCATACGTATTGAGTTCTTCCATACGCCCCATGGCCACGGTCGTCCCAATATCCGCGACCTGCTGCCTTGTGGGGTCTAGCGTAGCGGTGACGATGGCCTCCAGTCCGCTAACTACTCCCGAGGCGGTTGTACTGGCGGCACCTACCTTATCTGCAGCGGTATCGAGTGTTGCGAGTAGGTCGGTTCGGGTGCTGGCTGGCACATAAACCGGGATGGTTGCCGCCAGTGCGGGCACTACCGGTCCCGCGCCGTCCCCCGTGTACGCGGCCAAGACCATGGTTGACGCTTGCGCGTGTGCATTAACTGCTTCCGCTACCTGCCGCGCAGTGGTGACGCCGGTATTTACGCTCACGGTGATGAGGCTCCCTGTCACCGCGACAGCGAGTGCAACGTCTGCGGAGTGGAGCACCATAAGGGGCGCGAGTGTCGGTGCGACCTTCGGCGCGTACACTACGCTGAAGTTTCCACCAGTCCCGACTTGTGTGGGTGAGGTTGCAAACGCAGTCACGGTGACTTGAGCTGCGTTGGTGCTAACCAACGCCGAGTCTACATCTAACTTGGCGGAGTTTGCCTGGCTCCTTTGCGTGCGCACTTCTGCCGTTGCTGTTACCAGGCTCGCGTCTACGTCCGCGACCTCGCTAGCCGTCTCAGAAATTTCAGCAACCAAGTCCTCAAGCTGCTCGCTGACGTCCCGTAGGGAGGACCTCGCCCTCGCCATGTCCTTGCCGTAGCGAACAATCGTCCCTACCGGTATTGCCACCAAGGGGATGGGCGTAACCGTACACTGCAAATCGTCCGTCAGGGCAGTTACACGGTAGGCACCGGGGTCCACCCCGAACTTCACGATGCTACCCACCACCAGGTCCGACAGGAACTTGGTACCCGCCCCTGTCACTACCCCGGTTCCCGAGGCTACGCTCGCCGTGCCATTCAGCGTAAAGGGCCCCGCAGTAGTAAGTAGGGGGGCGTCTGCCGCCCCCTCGATGATGGCGATGTTCGTGTTCAGATGCGCATCGGCATCCGCAGAGCGGCTGGAGACGGCCTGAGCCACGGCCACGCGCCCAAAGAGCGGGTCCGCAAAGGAGCCGGAAAGCGCCTCGTAGTCAGGCCGAGTCACCGCAACAAAGCGGGACTTGTAGACTAACGGAGCGAATGCCTTGGCATGACTTAGCGTTTCCGGATTGTCGCCTCCCACTGATCCAAGAGGGTTATCCACAGTCATCGCCACGGGCTGGAACGCCACCACAAGCGGGTTTTTCTCAGCAGTAATAGTATGGCTGTTGACGAGCCCACTGAGGCCGCGTGAAGCGACGTACGTCACCACAATGGTGGCGCCAGCCATGGGGATGTTCCCCGCTATCCCATCGCCAAAGCGCACAGTCGGGGGGTCGTCGTTGTACCCCAGCTCAAACTGGTTGGTAGCGTCAAAAGACAGAAACTCACTCTCGACGAAGGGGGTACCATTCACCACTACCGTCACCGAGCCAGATACGCAGAAGCTCTGGTCTGGTACCTGCCTGAGCTGAAAGACCTGGTTCGCGGAGCCATCAGAGACAAAATTCTCTACGACAGTTACCCCCTCGTAGCAGGCTACGGATTTCGTTCTAATGGAGTCCGTGGCCAGCCAGGTCACGGGCTGCGCACACTCGTAAATCAAGCCGTCTGGACCCGAGAACTGGAAGCCCTTGGGCATGGGCACGTTGAAACCGGGGCTGGCTATGGTGATGGAAAGATCCACCGACGAAGCCACTGCTGCCCGCATTTTGTAACCGAGCTGCCGAGTAAGTCGCGCGACAGACTTCCTGGTCCTTGCGGTCGACAGGTAGTTGTCTGTAGCACGTCTGTCCAAATAGAAGGAGAGCGTAGAAAGGCCAAACGCGACAGAGTCCAACAGCATCATGCCCAAGGCAGAGGCTGCGAAGTCCGAATACTCCAATGCGTACTTTACTTGTACGCGAGCACGTAAATCATCTAAGTGAGTATTGAAATCCATCCCACTTAGCTGCGCCCTTACTAGATCTGCTGAACTCATCGGAGACTCCTTACACTACTGGCGCAGTTAATGCTTTTTGTCGACCAGCCCAAGGCGAGCCTAGAAGATAGTGTTTTGTACTGGATTGCAGTCCGCCTTGGCCCCCCTGGAAGACCCTTGGTCGCCCCGTCAGCGGAGATACACCCCACCAGCCGACTTGTACTCCTGTCCACGCCAGGTGCTGCCGCCACGACTACTAGCCGCCCGAAGCGTTGTCCCGTGACATTTAGTTTCGGCGACATGTCCTCCTCCTCACTGCGGCGTCGAGAGCACCAGCTCAACAGAGTCCGGCTGCTGCGTAGCAATTACTACGTAGCCGACCGTAACCGTAACGGTGCTGTCTTCCCGGACTACGTCTACCCCACGAATAATGGCGCGGGGCTCCCAACGACCCACCGCAGAGTAAACTTCTGCCTGGATTAGCGACTCAAACATAGCGTCGTTGTTGTCAAACACCCTCGCCGTCAACCCGCTTCCAAATGTGGGCATCATCAACCGCTCGCCCGGCTCTGTCAGTAGAATTTGAATAATAGACTGTCGAATGAGCGCGGAGTCCGTGGACCCTTCCGGAAACGATTCCGACCCCTTCCGATAAGGGAATGAAATTCCTTGAAAAGTGGGTTTAGCCGCCATCGCAACCTCGCCTTGCGACCACGTGGTCGCGCCCCTGCGTTATAGCAGGCAAACCGCTCAGAGTACCACTCTAGATGAGCGTTGTTGGGTGCGGCAACGGCACCGGCATGAAGACAATCACAGTCCTGGTCGCGGCATCCAGTGTAGATGCCATCGATGCGGCGGCAATTTCGGGGGTCGTCCTGCTATTGAGGAACGAAGCAGTCAACAGCGGGAGAATGACGGGCATCGCCAAAGAGGCAGTCACTACGGTACCTGGGCCGAAAAAAACCGGTGGGGCGTTCCAAAAACTGACAATTCCGGCGGCCCATGCTGCCGCCATGGTGGCGGGCGTTGCAGTCTTCGGGGAGGACAGCACCGCGTACAGCGTATTCTCCAGCATGAAGGCTTCCGCCCCCGTCAGGAGCGGTGGAATCCCATCAGCCTGTGCCATCTGGGCGTAGTCCGCATAGGCCCGTGCCCACTTGTTGGCAGCATCCTTCGCGCTCAGGCCCTTCTGCTGCTTGAACATCTGCAGAATGCTGAGTTCGAGTAGCTTTGAAACCAGCGCCATCAGCCCAACTTTGCTTTGGTTGAAAGAATTGACGGTGGCGGTGGAATCAAAGGCTGGGTACTGGGTCCGGTGCCCGTCCCATGCACATGATTCTCTAGCCAATTCTTCAAGTTGTCCCCCAATACCGCCGCCTGCCCCGAAGCGCTGGTTAGCGTCACCTTGCTGCTGTCGATGTCTACCTTGGGGGCCTTCACCGTCACTCCCCCCTCTGCCGTCACCTTCACGTCCTTCTTTGTGGTGATGGTGACGCCCTTGTCGTTAAGAAGAATGGTGTTCTCGTTTTCATCGATGATTTTGACGCTCTTCCCGTCCTTGTCGATGGTAACGCTCGACTTGCCGGTGATGAGGGTGACAGTGGCCTTTTTGTCGATGGTAAGCTTCGCGGAACTGTCTTTCCACGAAAGCTCGACAGCCTCTTCCCCCTCCTTGTCGTTGAAGACGAGCGCGTGGCCCGCCTTTGTCACCATGCCCCGCTTGATGGGGGCGGTACCTTTCTTAGTGTCTCCACCCTCATCATGCCCGAGCTTCTCTGGCACTCCGCCTTCGATGTACCAACCACCCCAGTAGATGTTGGGGTAAGAAGGGTCACCATTCAAATAGGCGACACGGACAAAGTCCCCAATCTCTGGAGGCCAGAAGGTTCCGTGCTTGGGGCGTGGTGTTTTGGCGCTGGTTTCTTCTTCAGTTCTACCGCAGGCATAGTCAAAGGCGGGGTCGACCCAGCGATCCAAGGTGTCTGAGATTTTCTGATTCAAGTCGGGGCTGTAGACCTTGATGCGCCCGCGCTTCTCGGGGTCTTTGTTATCCGCCACAACGGCACGGTAGTGCCCATAGTACTTATTGAAGTGCTCCAGACCGTGGAAGGTGAGGGTGTCTAGAAAAACGTCTAAGTCCGTAGCCATGGCTAGCTCCCTGCTAGAACCCTTCGGGATTGAGGTCGGAGACGCGACCGAGAGTACCACCATGGTCCTCTACCACCTCTGCTACAACCTCTTTGCTGGCGGTTACACCCAGCTTGTTATTTATGTCCGCCTTAGCCTTGCTAACCGAGGACAGGAGCGCCGAAGTGTTGCTTACTAGTTCCAGCTCCGTAGTGAAGCCGGTCGGTCCCAAAGAGTGTCTTACAGTGAAGACACCGTAGTTGAAGTCAAACCTGCTCCCCACGCCTCGAACTGCCACGGTGTTTCCCGGAAAAATATCCGGAATACCCAAGGTAAGCACGCGAAGCGCTATGCCCATTGAAAAATCTGTAACGAACCTACTCTTGGCGGTTTCCACTGTCGTGGATTCGCTCACATCAGTTCCCGGCGCGGGGGCCCCGCCTTTGCCCTCCGGACTGACGCCAGAGATGCGCCCATCCGGTTCTGGAAGCGCCCCACCGCCCCCTGTGACCGCGCCAGGGCTTGCATTCTCCGGCGTCCACACGTGATTGACTGATTTCCCGGTTCGGCTGTCAATTCCATTGGCCACCAACGCCTTGGTAGACCCCGGCAACCACACCTGCTTGCTTTGCGTAGAGACACTCAAAATAGGGAAGTCTCCTTCCGCGCGATCCTGCCACGGGGTACCGTTGTTCGTGCGGTGCGCCGGACCTAGCTTCCCCTGCACAAAGTCGAAGAGTCGAAGGTTGTATTTAGGGGCCTCCGCCAAATGAGTCTCAATCGGGACGACCTGGACTGAGTTTTTCCCCGCGTCGTCTTTACCGCCTTTGTGGACGCCCATGGTCAGCCAACAGCCCGCTTCGTTGGCGAGTTGCAACATGAACATCCAGTCGGTCTTCCACCCCTGGGCCGTAGTTATCTTACGCTCCAAAGCCAAATCTGCATTAGAGCCTTTTTCTATTGCTGAAAAATCCAGATGTAGATCCCGACGTACGGTCCTCGGCTTGGGCTTCTCGTTTACCCGGACCTCCTCCTTCAACTCGGAGTTAAATTCGGAGACGCTCCCCAAGATGCCCCCACGAATGCTAACGGGAGCCTCTGGTTCAAATGGCGATTCTGGCGCAACTTCTGGATCCGAAACGTCAACCCCTCCGCCAACCAGATACTGCAGGATGGCCTTCCGAGACTGGTTGCTAAACGACCTTGAGGCCTGCGTCACTGATGCGTCGTAACCCGCGACACCGAAGCCGTTCAGGGTGATGGTGCTATTCATCCCGATGGAGATGTCTGGCTCCAAGATGAGTGCTTGAAATGGGGCAGACAGCACAGGTCCGCCCGAGGTGCCCGCCGAGTACCCGACGATTACCTCCAGCATTGCTTTTCCGTTCTCAACAAGCGTGCTGTCGAGAAACCTCCGAACATCCTGAAAAGGAGGGGTAAGCACTGCCGTTATTCTCGGGAAGTATCCCAGCCCCATCTCAACAGTTACGCTCTCCAAGAATGGGAAAGACACCAAACCGTTGGAAACTGCAGCGTTGTCCTCCTTTGAGAACTCTTCCGCAGCGGCGTTTTTTATTCCATCGGAGCTGTTGGTCCACAACGGGACTCTGACGTTGTTGTGCGTGATGATGGCCGCCGAAAAGAATGGCGAGTAGAAGTCATATTCTCTGGCCATTAGCGAACCTTGGCGCCCTTAAACAGCTCCTGCAAGACGTAGCGAGAAGAAGGGACCCGAAGCAATTGTCCGCTATACAACTCCGTAGGGAGCAGTTCCAAGTCGTTAGCTGCGGCGAGGACCCACCACAGCACGGGGTCGCCGTAGAATTTATGAGCGAGTAAATCGATTCTGTCGTTACGTTGGACTGTGTATTGTTGATCATCCCCCTGGACTACAATTTCTGGTAAGTCCAACACATCCCAGAATACGACGCCCTCGGCCCGTACCAGGTCTGCGAAACGAAGGCAACTATGCGTGGTTAATGAGATTCCCATGTTTTGTTACCGCTGTTGTGTGCTTGTCGTAGGAATTCCGGTTGTCGGCCCAGTACTCACTTGGGGTTTCGGGTTGCTAATTGTGTGGCTGACTGCAGGCTTTGCCAGCGGAGCACGCATCCCATTTTTCTGAGGACTCAAAACTTCCACCAAGTTTTTAACCACTCCAACCAGCTCTTCGTGCTGTTTTGCGGTTGTTGTTTTTTGGTCCGAATACCAGTCCGGCCGGTTCACCGCATCTCCTAGAAGTTCCACAGAGGCCGCAGCGGACTTATCAACCCTCGGGGTTCGATCTACTAGTTTAATTTTGGTGGTGCTTGCAGGGCTTGGCGCGTCATCCGCGTCCACGGGCGCAGGCTTCTCCTTGAAGTAGGAGGCCACCTTTGTGGCTCCAGCCAGTGCAACCTGCTCCGGGAACTGAAGGATTGCCTTGGCCGTTGCCTTCACCAAGGTTGCGAATAGCCGCATAAGCATGTCAGGTAGGGCGTTTGTTGCCATCTCAACTGCCTTGGAGAACGCGCTATTAATCCAAATACCGATGGACTCCCCAGTACTCCCTGACTTGTTGTTAGGGTCTATACTCAGGTCCTTAGTAAGCCCCTCCCAAAAGTCCATTCCGAATTTCTTAATTGGGTTATCTTTGGCCTCCCACCACTTCACCACTACCTGCCATTGCCGGTAAATCCACTTGCCAATAGCCTTGCCAGCCTCGTCAGAGTCGTTTGGGTTTGAACCCAAGTCCCCCGTAAGTCCAGACCAAAAGTCTCCGACAAATTTCTTCAAGTCTGCCCAGAGGGGGCCAAGCGTCGTCTGCATGGCCGTCCACACATTCCCGGCCAGTGTTTTGAAGCGCGACATCACCGGACCCATCGCGGTGAAAGTATCCAGAATGCGATCCCACCATTTCCTGAAAATTCCGCCCCATTTGCCGTCTCTACCTCCTCCAGAGAGGGCCTTATTCAAGGCGACTGACGCCGAGTTAATCCATCCCAAGATTTTCTTGGGCAGCTCCTCGAACCACTTTACGGCCCTATCCCCAACCCGCTTAAAGGCAATACCCATCCTGTCAAAAAACGGCAAGGAAGCCTTTGTGTTCTTAAAGGCGTTTCGCATCGCGACAGTGAATAGGGTGAACAGGCTTTCGATGCCGCTCAGGGGGTTGAGGATGCCCTTGAGAGTCTCGCCGAGCATCTTGAACATCCCGCCCATGGCGACAGCATCGCCCTGGAGGTCGTCAGGGAATAGCCCTACGAGCCCTTTTTGATTCAGGTCGATGAGGCTACGGGTCAAGTCACCGACCCCGCCTTCGCTCTTCGCGAGCCCTTGGATGTCCTTGCCGAGGGAGCTAAAGCTCTTGGAGGCGTCCGAAGCAAACTTAGAGGCGGTGTGGTTGGCGGCGCGGATTCCGGTGACAAACAGATCTTCCGACAACTTCAGGGACTCTGCAGCGGTACGGCCACTCTTCCACGCCTCTTCTCCGTACTTCTTGAGGGCTCCGGTGGCATTTTTGACTTTCTTGCCCGCCTCGTCGCTAGCTTCTGATGTCAACATTAGCATGTTGACGATTTCCTTGGAACGCTCTGGCCCGAAGGATTTCTGACTCTGGCCTTCAATCCAGGTCATCAGGTCCCCAATTTTTTTCTTATCCCCTTTCATGCCCTTCGTCAGGTTCTTCATGGTGTCCATGAAGGCCTCGGGACCGTCACCCATGTTATTGAAGGCCGTTTGCACGTCCCCGGTTGTTAGTGCCAACCCCTTAAGGGACTCCGGGAGTTCGCTACCAACGCCCACGGTGAGGTGCTTGAAAGCCTGGGCGGACTCCTGGAGTGTCGCAGCCAACCCGGTACCGAAGGCTCGGGCTGTGGCTGCGCTAGCCCCCGTTGCCTTCTGGAAGCTCACAGAAACTGAGTCTATTTGTTTAGAGAATTCCTCAATCCCCGTAACCGCCATACCCTGAGACAACAACGCCGAGCGCCTCTGAAGTAGCGCGGTACGTTCAGCGGCCTCCTTGAGAGAGCCAGATACGTCCCCCATGGCCTGACCGGCGGCGGTCATGGTGTCGAGGATGCTGGCACCTGCCTTTTTTGACATGCCCTGCATATTCGCGAGCTGCATTGAGCTGTCCGCAAATACCTGAGCCTGAACACCAGAAGCCTCTGAAATCTTCAGTAACGTCTTCTCTGAATCGATTCCCGTAGCAACCATAACGGTCTTCATACGGTTGAATTGACCCGTGGCTTCTCCGGCCTGTTCAGCCGAGCGATTCATCGCTATTGCCATGTTTTGGGACTTCGCCGTGAAGTCCTTCAGGTCCTTACCAGTCTTGCCAAGGTTGGCCCCAAGGTTGGTAAGACTGACGTTGTCTTGTATGAGCTTGTGCTCAAAGGCCGTGGTGGGGTTACGGCCCTGCTCGGCCAACTGGCCAAGCTCTGTAGACACGCCCGCAATCCCCGCCGTGAACTTGGAGACGGAGGACATAGCGCTGTCAATAGCCTTAGTTAGGCCCGCGTCTTTACCACCGAAGCTAAATCCGAGGCCAAGAAAGTTTAACGTATACCCTGCCCTTGTTAAGCGCCCGTAGGCGATTCCGTTACAAAGTCTTCCGTTCCCAAGGCGATCCTAAACTTTCGCAGGCATCGTAGCTCGATAGTTGTACCTTCGTAAACCCACTTCGCGAGTTCGCGCGAGTCCTCCGCCCGTAACCGCAATTGGTTACAGGAAAACAATTTTCCGTTTAACGGAGTCTGGTAGTGACTAAGCCGTGGCAACCATCCCTTCACCTCAAGTACCTCTTTGAAGTCTTGGGTGAAGCCGTCGCTAGCGCTGGCGTACCTCGCGTCTAGGTGCTCCCCCTTGCGGGTCCAGCCGCCATCGGAGTCCCACAAACCCCTCACGAAGTGAGGGAGCATCTCCTCCGTGATTCCTTCGGGCCACCGCATCGTCCGCGCCTTGTTTCCGCCAGCCAGTCCGAACTTGGCCAAGTCCTCAATCATCGTCTTCGAGTACCAAGCCAGCTTCCAGCAGTTAAGCAGCTTGCCCTTCTGCTTCATCTGCTTTGGCTCTCGGTTGTGTCCTAGGTGCTGGGCCACCGCTTCAAGCACTTGCTTCGAGCCCGCCAAGTGGATGCCGTAGGAGTGCCCCTCAATAATCTGAACGTGTCCGTCTCCGAAGAGGAGACCAAGGACCCAAGCGGATGCGGGCGTGAGCGTTTTGAAGAAGCGTGCGTTCAGCGTAGTAGCGCGGATCTTCCCTTCGTTGGCCGCCCGACGTACTGCAACAGCCTTCGGCCGCATTACCCCTGCCTGCGTAAGGTGAGTACGAACCAGCCTACCGGCTCTCCCGAACTTTGCACCCACCTCGTCCGACGATAATCCCTGCGCGTACAACTCCACCATCTGCTGCGCTTCTGTCGGTGTCACCGCCCTTGCCGTGAGCTTCCGCGACTCCGTGACGCTGCGCGTGGGAATTTGGTACTTCTGAAACCAGTGATGAATGGTTCCCGGAGCCTTTCCATAGCGCTGTCCCAAAGTCACGAGGGTTTCCCCTTCGTTCCAGTAGGCGTTGTGCAAGGTCTGGGCGTCGACTTGAAGCATGGACCGCAGCATACTTAACTTCTAACGTAGAAGCTACCGACCATGTGGTCGCTTTTAGTCTCCGACTCCAATCACTACGACCTCCATGTCCACAGTACCTGCATTTGTCACGAAAAGTGCCGTGAGGCCCGTGGTGCTCAGGAGCAAATGACCCTCCTTCGCGTCGCCCAATGGCGATACGACGATTGCCTCGCCGCCAGTGGTTTCGCGCTTAAATGTCAGCGCCACGGGCACTTGTGTTGGATCCTTGGCCGTTGTACGAATAATAATCAGCTTTGCGGTGGTAAGGTTCCCCAAGCCTACCGGCACATCTGTGGACGAGGCGGCAATCGTGCTTTTCCACGAGCCCCCCTCGCCTTGGGTGTCGGTCATCACTTCCCACACCTGACTGCCCAGGTCCTTCTCCTCCGCAGTGGTAGAAGAAACGTAGGCTGTAATCTTGTAGCGGATTCGAACGGCCATCTGGAACTCCTTGGTTAGCCCAAACAAAAGTCAGAACGTGACACGAACGTACAGGAGAACCTGTTTTGTCGCGTCTTTTATGGTTTTGGGGAAAGTACCATACGCAACCATTAAGCGCGTACCACTGGCTCGGGTAAACTCGGGGTGGTCCGAAAACAGACCAATCTCCCAAATCTCTGGAGAACTGGTCCCATCGCTGTTGAAGTCGCCGAAGTCCAGCTCACAGCGGGCCTGCACCGTGTTTGTAGCGCTGTAGGTGAGGTCCCCGGGGTTGAAGGCTTTTTCAAAGGAGGGGATGCCTATCACGGGGTATCGTTGATCGAGGGGCAGCCGTGTCGGGTCGACCAGGATGTCTAAGTCCTGGGTGTCGTTTGGGGCAACAGCTACTTTCCGGAGGGTGGCATCCGGGGTGCGGGGGACAGTACCCACATAGCCGCCCACGCCTACTCTGAAGTGGGTCAGCACCGGATTCCACACGGGCGTGGCGGGGTTTGTGGTGTCACTGATTCCCAGCAACCCGCCGAAAAATTGTGGGTAGTACTTCCGTGCGTCTTCCGTCACTGTGGCGATAATGATGGCCATATTAGTTCCTAGGGCGTTGTAGTGGCGAGGATGCTGCCGTTATTGGCGTCACCGGCTACGGCAGCCCCATTAGTGTACTCGATGGTAGTAGCACTATACCCGGTAATTGGGAACGTACCGTTGTTTGCTGGCGTAGCTGCACCCGTTATGACGATGTTCTGGCCGGTTACGTCAGTTGTTAAATCTGTGAAGCCCGACAGCGTCGCCGTGGGTCCGACGACCGGACCGATGGCTCCCGTGCTGAACGAGTAGTACGGCCCCTCGACGGCGGACAGGATTATATGGGAATCAATGGGGAATACGTCCCCCTCAACCATGTCATAGTAAGCTTGGAATGGGGCAACCAGCGGTAGTACTGATGTGGCTCCAGTCTCCACGCGCGCTTGAAGATTGAAACCAGCGCTGAGCGTAGAGACGAACAGCGGTATAGCCTGAACGTGAGCCGGAGTCACTTGTGCGACCCGACTAATCATTCGATTCAAAATAAGTTCGAGCGCCAAGAGGTCTTGGGCGTCGTTGAGGATGGTTGTAGGCTCAATCGTCAGCAGCACCTTGCTGGCGGCGCAGTAGTCACAACTGAAAATCGGGGTGCAGTCGTACGTCAGGACTATGGGTCCTTCGATTGGGGCAACAGCGGAGAATGCAGTTACCGTCCAGTCGGATCCGGAGGCTACGGGGGCGCTCTCCAAGAAGAAGTCTACGCCGTTATCGTCAGTAATCCTCCAGTTGCCTCCTTGTGTGTCTAGCACTGCGTTTAACGCACCGCTGACTGTAATGCCCCAGAGGTTCTCTGCGACTTGAGTTACGTTCGTGATGTTGAGGATTGCGTTGGTTTCTGTGACTGGCGCGAAAATACCGGTACCCGTGCCCTGCGGTGTTGCCACCACCAGCGCGAGGGCTGCGGGGTTACTCAGGAAGGCGGCCCTAACCTCGTTGGCCGTGGCTATGATTGCGTCGTATTGCACCGTCACGTGATTTCCCGCGACAGTCACAAGTACCGGGCTGCCCGTAACGTCGCGGTGTGTGATGCGGACGCCGTAACCGCCGTCGGGTCCTGCGGTGTACTGGACCCTACCGTCCGGATCCGGGCTGTCTGCGCGGAAGGGGAGGAGCCCGTCCACGCTACTGTCGAAAGTGTCCTCCCAGCAGAATCTATCCAGGGCGAAGTGATCCTCCCCGCCCGCCAAGCTTGTAAACGCGTGGGCGCTTATCGGCCCCGACGCTCCGTTTTGAGGGATTGCAGCAATCAGTACGTTTGCGGCCGGGGTAGCCGCGAGCGCCAACTCCACCGCTGCCGCAGTAGCGCCTGCCTCATAGCTTATGGTGATGTCGAGGCCGGAAACCGTGATGACGGGTAGTGCTAGCGGCCCCGGGACTTCCACGTGGGCTACTCGGATGTCGTTGCCGAGGACACCTCGAATGACAGAGGCGTAGAGAATGTCACCGTCAGCGGCGGCCCCGCTGAGGTAGGCGGTAGCCGTCGGGTTGATGAGTTGCCCGAGTAACTCCGGATCCAGGTCGTCGAACCGGGCTCGAAGCGGTGGTTTCGTCGTGTAGAGCCGCGTGAGGTTCCACTGCAGGCTGTCATTATTTGCCTCAGGAAGCGTTGCGGAGTCTACAACGCGGAACCTCACAGTTGTCGGAGAAACGTACTGATCCACCGTGTACAACTTGTTGTTTTCGGCTACCGCCGCCCACTGGATGCGGACTTGAAGGCCAACATCTGCCGGACGGAACAACGCGGTGGGAGAGTAGAACTCAACCCTACCGCCGGAACCCAAGCTTAAGCGGCCGTCCCGCGTGCTGGGGTTTTCAGGATTGGGGCTGCTGCGCCCCAACGCATACTCCCCGGTTTCGTGGACGTACTCCCGGGGTATGGCAAGAGAGAAATCTTGCGAAATCCTGTAAAGCGCTTCTGGGGTGATGCCGAATCCAGAGATGGCTCCGAGGATGGAGTAGGCTTCTCCAATCCCCTTAATTCCAATCCACCTGGAGTTGTTCTTCACCCAACTGCGTTGGCGGTCCTCTGATTCCCGGATATCAATGTCAACTCCGTAGTCCCTTGCTAGGTACTGGAGCAACGAGGGTGCGCGTACCTGCACCTGTTGGTACGCAGGGCTTTCTACGTCTCCAGCAAGTCCCGTGGCAGGACGAAGTTCCCAAGCCAAAGGGCCTGCGTCTACCGCAAAGGGCTCCGGTATGTCTGCCAGCGCTGGATTTGCTATTTGGGGGACAACCCGCTGGGCTGCGGTGATGGAGGTGGTAGTGGAAGAGACTCCAACGATTTCTACGGTGCCATTGTTGGTGCCAGGTCCGCGAAGCGTCAGCAGCTTCCCTCGGTCCGGAGACTCGTAGACCCACCGAATAGCGCCGTTGTTGGCGTCGGACGCCACGCCGTTGTTGTTGGTGTACTCCACCGAGGTGGCATTTATGTACTTGGTAATAGTAAATGGCGTAGCGCTGTTGTTGGGGGTGGTGGCACCTGAAATCTGTAGCCGGTGTCCAACGCAGCTCGGCTCCATTCCGGCCAGCCCCACAATAGTCATAGTCCGCACCGCATCCACTGTGACTGCGGTGGTGATGCTGGCCAAGCTCCCGGATAAGTCCGGAGAGAACTTACCCGATGGCATCCTAAGCTCTACTTGGTCCTCGGTGAGTGTAATCCACGAGATGGCGCCGTTGTTTGCGTCAGGCGCAACCGCGAGCGCATTGGTGTATTTGACTGAACTTGCAGAGATTAAAGCGGAGATTCGAAAGGTACCGTTGTTGCTCGCCGTGGCAGCGCCAGAAATGGTGATGAAGCGGCCTACGTCGTCCAGGGACATGTCGTACAAACCAGTGACAGTCGCCTGCCCTCCGGCCACCGCAGTGATGCTTGCTGGTTTCGGGAGTGCCAGTGGGAGAGTTGGCGTCCCCTGTCTCGGCCCTACGGCGGTAATCTCTGCGTCGTACCCATGCTGCTCCAAGACGCCTCGAAGCCCTTGAACGCGACCCCGCAGCACAAGCTGGGGTCGAGGGAGCAGTGCCCAAGTCAGGGGGCCGGAATCCTCCTTAATTGGAGTGCCCGCGACCATGTGGTCGCTAGGCCCGACTCGCCGAATGACTGCGAGGCGGTACTCTAGCTCTACGGTGTATTGCCCGGCGCTCGACCCCGAGGCCCCTCCGTACCCCGTCTCCAGCGTTAATGCAGTATCTGTAGTTACAGTGCGAATTCGTGCGTATGCGGTGTTCCCCTGAGAAGCCAGTTTGATGTACCCACCAGGGGCCACTTCTGACAAGAACAGGGTTCCCACGCCAGTTACCGCAGTGAGTCCGTTTGATACGCTAATAGTCCCCGTCAGCGCGACCGTGGCTCCGGAATACGAGACGTCTGCCGGACCCAGCCTCAGCACATTCTCTATTTCGTACTTGTCGTTGTTGGACTCCACCGCCGAGCCAGCAACAGTCAGTCGCTTCCCGATGTCACCAAGCGTGAATGAATCCGAAGCGAGCACGAATTGGTGGAACTCGTAGTGGGCGCTCCAAGCCTCAGAACTTCCACGGTAGCCCCCAGACAGCACCAAGGAAGTGTCAGACAGCACCTTCGCCACCTTGGTGTATGACGTGTCCGGCTGAGTGGAAATACGGAGGTACCCTCCGGGTGTCACTTCCGTCAGGAAGGCAGTGCCCGCACCAGTTACTGTCGTTTCCCCCGCAGTAACGGTAACAACACCCGTCAGGGCTCGGCTCGCGCCCGTAAGTATGCCTTCAGTCCCTTCCTTTTCAGTACGAGTCCCTAGTTGCGTGCGCGCAAGCACCTCGAACTCTGAGGAGCCGTCAAACAACGTCCAGCCCGGAGAAATGTTCGATGCGTCTCCAAAGGTCGTCTCAACGACAGTCCTATCCCGGGGTTCAATAACCGCGTCCTGCAACTCCCACGTCAATGGCCCCGCGTCCACGCTCAATGGCGGCGAAATAACTGCCCTTGTCGGTACGGCCGGATCCACCTGCGCGATAGTGACGGTCAGGTTGTGTGCAGGATTAACCGAGCGGCGAATTTCCAGCACTTTGCCAGAATGCGATGGGCCAAACCGCGCCGAGGGGTCGATGAACTCCCCAAATGCAGTAATGCTTCCGTTTGTTCCCCGCTGGTGTACGCGCCCCTTGGCGACTACGCGCTTCCCGAGAGTAAGAAGCGTCTTTTCGTCGTACTGGCTGCGCGCGGCGCTTGGATCTCGCAACTCACCAAACTTTTGAATCTTGTGTCGTAACTTCTCCAGCGAAGGCCGCTCACCCTCTACCAGCTTGGCTAGTGGATAGCCTTGCTCGGCATCTTTCCTCTGATGCAGCTCCGGAAGCATTCGGTACAAGACTGTCCTGGACCAGTCAAAATGGCCCATGGGGAACCGACCAAACCGATTATGCCCGAAGCCACTCAAGACCGCTCCTAGAAGGTATTCAGGACTTCAATTCCAGCCCACTGACAAAGCAAAGTACCCGCCCCGGCCGTAACGCCCATGCGCACCTCGTACATACGCGCCGCTGTGTTGAGCGTGACTGGCACCACCTGCTCCGTAGGCGCCGCAGCGCTGACCACCACCGTTGAGCCCACCACAGCAGCGGCGGAAGTCAGGTCATACAAATACACAGTTCCGGTAGCTCCGCCCGTAATGTAGGCGGTCACCTTGAATACCGTAGAGACAGTAGTCCCTGTCACCGTGTAGTCGCTTCTGGCGAAGGAATAGTTACCCGCCACAACCGGTGGCGCCAACGCCGTGGCTACTCCCATCCCGATTGCGATGTTGTCTCTCAGCGCCTGCCCGGTCGTTCCCAGTGCGTTTGTAACCGTAAACGCCAAGGGGGTTGTATCCAGCGTGATGGGGTTGTCCGTCGCCAACTGAAACATCTTGTCAGCCGCAGCGCCTTCAGCCACGACGATGACAAATCCTGCCATCACCAACGCATCGGTATTCGCATCGGAGGATCGAACCCAGGTTCCGTCTGAGCCAGTGCCCACGGTTTGCACGATGTAGATGCCGTTTTCGGCCGCAGCGCTTTGCTGCCAAACCAGGATACGATCATTCACGTTCAGGGTGATGCCACTCAATGTGTCTGGCGCCCCGCCAACCAGCGTCACGGGACCCGTGGTGGCTAGTCTTGCTGGAGATTTGAAATCCGGGGAACCCCCGCCACTCCCGCCGCTAGATATTTCCAGTACACTAATGGTCTCTCCGGTCCCAATGCTGTGTCCATTCCGGAAGTAGAAACGGTTACCCTTACGGATGCCCACAAGCATGTCCGCATTCGACGAAGGCACCTGTGCACCCTGTTGCGCAGTAACCGCAACATTTGCAAGCGGGGCTCTTGGGAGGTTGACGTAGAAGACCTCGCCCTCAAGCAGGGCGAGACTTCCTGCGTTGATGAACCATTGGAACCCGGTGATGGGGGCGGCGATAGTGATGTTTGCGTCCCAAGTAAGTGTGCCCAGCCCCGTTCCCGGGTCTACGTTAAAGGTGAAGACCCCGCCGTCCATGAGGACTATTTGGCGGTCTTCACGCCCTGCGTAGAGGGCAGCGTCAACCGCCTCAATCATCCCCACGAATTGGTCGTAAAACGGGTCCTGGTGCTCATTCGGGTAAGGTATGTTCAGCCTGGGGGTAGTGGCCACGGGTCATCTCCTATAGTGCCAGCAGCGTGACGCCAGCCTGAACCTCGAAGGCACTTGGCGGTACTACGGCAAATCGTTTACCGCTAGCAAGTACAAGCCATACGTCAAAAACGTACGATTTTACTGCCAAGGTTTGCGTATCGGCGGGCACGAGGTAGATGCGAGCCTTGCCCTCACGGGGAACCGTCACTTCGGCTTGCGTTATGCTATCCGACGACTTCTGAATGAGCGGAGCAGCGTCTGTTGCCGCGACCTTCACCGACATTACGATTTTTGCTCCGGTAATATCCACCGCCTTTCCGTCAGCATCCGTAATGATTAGTTCCAGTGTCTTTGATGTACCCCGAACGAGCACAAGCGCGTTTTCCGGGAGAATCGTAATAGGCTGAATGGGCATTAGGAGCAAACCTCATGGAGCTGCGCGCGAAGTATTTCTGTGTCCTTAAGGAGGCCCAGCACCAGTTGGTGATTGACCAGCCTGCCATCCAGGCCATCTAGCTCGTAGACACGTCCAAGCCGCATCTCCGCCTCAGAGAGTTTACCGCGAAACTGGTCCACCTCCACCAAACATCCAGAGATGATGGTGACTTCTTCTTCGGGCTGAGGGCTCGCGGTGTCCGTGAAGAAGATTTGAACCACATCTCCAGGGAGCGGAGCTTCTTTAAGTTCCACCACTCCGTGGGAAGGACTAGTTTCTAGCCAGCCATCGTCCCAGTCCCGGCGGTACATCTTACCGTTGACGAAAACAGCGGTAGTGTTGGCAACATAAGGCACACTGACGGCGAAGGTCCTATTGACCCCGTCAATGACACCTAAAGCAACCTCGAACCGTGGGGATGGCACGACAAAGCTTATAGCTTACGTCGTCCGCTACATCAAACGCTAAGTATTACAATATCAGCCCGACAGTCTGCCGTAGGTAGCTGCGAGCACGTAATGGCGTTGCGACCGCTCCAGGCAGCCCAAGGTTGCGGCGCGCTCCCCCGCCTGTTGATGGTGCCGCACTTTCCACTCCAGCCCCTCAGTGAGGGCGGCCCGCTTGGAATGGGTCAGATACTGCGCGTCCTTAGTGGTGGATTCCTCGGGCAGATCCAGCAAAGCCTCGTTGAGGGCTACAATGGCCCGCAGTACTGCTTCGGTTGGGGGAGAAGCCCCCGGAGCCACCTGTGCCGCCTCAGGCCCACCTTGCGCAGTTCTAGCTTGGATTCCTGCCTTCACTGCGGTGTTGTTGCGCTTGTTCGCGCCAGCCATGTACTGCTTGCGAACTGAGGCAATCTTTTTTGCCAAGTTGACGCGTGCTGGTTTGATTTTGGGGCCAAAAATAGTTCTCGGTTCCACCGGCTTCGGGGGGCCAACCTTGGGCTTGGAACCAAAGGCTACCTTGGGCCGTGGAGGCGCCTTGGGCTTCGGCGCAGGCCTTGCTGCTGTTTTAGGCTTTGGCGCGGGGTCAAATAGGCGCCGCCCCTTGGTCTGCCCCTGTGGCTTGATTTGAGGCTTCGGCGCTTTCTGCTGTGTTGAGAGGGGTGGGGTCATGATGATTCTTTCGGCACCTTGCGACCACGTGGTCGCAGCATGTCACGCCGACACCTCTTGTGGGTATTCGTACGCGATGACGATGTCGAGCAAGTCTACCGCTGGAAACGGTGCCAGTAACCCCAGGGGGTCCGGTACCTCTTCCACCTCCCAGTAGACGTACCCGATGGGCACCTCCGTGTGGTAGGCGCGCATGAGAATTCGAATCGGTGCGGTGGTAGGCCCGAGGCCCAACGTTACGAGGCTCATAGCGGTATTTTCTGAAAGATTTTAGTGGCGCTGGCCACACCAGCATCATCTTTCAAGTCGAAAGAGAATACCACTACTGCGCCAGTGTCGTCATAGATGTCCAGCTTCTTCGTGGTTTTATTGATGATGCCCTTGTTTTTCACTACCCGGAACACGTCGTTGAGGAACAAGCCCATTGAACCGGCGCCTTGATGACTGGCAATGAGTTCATCCCATACCGCGTCGGCAATGCTTCCCGGGGACGTGGCGTTAACCAACCCCTCAAGCATGTCACCCTTTGTACCCGGAGCCCGGTCCACGACGTCGTTCCAGACGTCGTCTTTCACTTGGGAGGTTGGTTCATCCAGGAATAGGTCCTTCGGACCAATCACATCCGAGATGTACTGTACCTCCTCTGTGGGAATTGACGCCCCTCCGTCCACTTCAAATACGACATCAAATGTTGGGGTGTAGTCGAAGTAGTACGTTCCATTGGCAACTTCGACGATGGACGGGGGCGTTTCGTCTAGGAGATCAGAAGCCTTCTTGAAGAAGGTAAACGTCGGAGTCAGTCCCGTGTCGGAGTGGCGGAAGCGTAAAAAGTATCGGGACATTGAGTACCCCTGGTTGAGAATCTCGCTACATACTAGAGGAGCGCGCCCTTCGTGCCAATGTCAGTTAGAAGGGGTAAGAAAGCCCATCGCCACCATCGTACAAATTCGCTATTTCCTCTACCGATAATGCGCGGCTCCAAATACCAACTTCGTCGATAGTTCCTGCTTGAAAGTACTGCGCTGGGTTGGCTCCGCCGTGGTTTTGCGCCCACGCCCCGATGGCCAGCCGATGGGTACTCAAAGGATTCGTCGTTACCGTATTAGAATTGGCTAGCACCCCATTAGCCCAAAGTTCATGCGTTGAGCCCCGCCTGATGGAGATGATGTGGTTCCAGTTCCCATTAGGGTTGAACTCTGCAAAGATACCGTAAGGCCCAGAGGTCTCGCACACCCCTCCACCCCATTGTGTTGCGTTGGACGCGTTGCGTCCGAGCCAGAACCCAACGTCGTAGGCCTTGTCAAGCACACGCTGGTAATTAATGGTTGTGTTGCAAATGAACCATGCACAGGCGGTAAAATCGCCGAAGGCGCTAGAAACTGGCGTGTCAATCTTAGACGTCGTTCCAGCGAATACTGCGCCTGAACTCAGTTTCCCCGCCGCGTAAGTAATTCCGGTTGGGGTAGCGTGGGCCGTACCGGCGGCGTCGTCGCTGTTCCCATCGAGCCTCCAGTAACCCTCCAACCCGGTAAGGAGCGTGGACCTCCCCGACCCCGCCACAGCCCGCTCCGCCCAGATACCGTCCTTCATACCGGGCGAGATGCCGGGGACCCGTTGTACGCCTTCAACACCTTTACTCCTGATTGTCTGTACACTTAGAAGCGTCGTAATTAAATCCGCCATTACAGGACCCCCCTCGCGTCAATCACCCACACCCGTCCTTCGGTGCCCATGTTCCCCCCAGCCACGCCAACCGCATAAACTCTCTTGGTGCCTTCATCCACCGCTACATCCGTCACTACACCGTCCGTCAATCCCTGCGCGACCCAAGTGACAGTTCCGTCGGATACGTTACCGGAGGAAGTCCACCGTGGCTCAGCATTACTTGCTGTGCCGCCAACTGTTGCCTTGAAGTAGTATCGCGCCGGAGCAAACTCGTGGGTAGCTCTAGGTCTAATCAGCGTATTGATTGAGTACGCCGTACCAGGCACCCAAGTGTTTACCACCAGCCCGGACACCTTCGTCATCGCCTTGAGTCGAAGCTCTTCGTCGTACACCGCCACGCCACCGTTCCCCAGCGGCACTACGAGCTTGCCGCTAGGCGTGCGAACGACTTTGAACGACTGGGCACCGTACAGAGCCATAGTAGGTGTTACTGCGTCGTGCAGGATTACGGGGGCGCCAGCGCCGAAGTAGTCGTACACACCGACTCTATCGACCATCGATACAATCAGGCGCACTGCTGTCGCATTTGTTGGGTGGGCTGTAGCAAGAACACCGTTTACCCTTGCAGGCAGCGGAACGTTGCTCAGTAGCGTGGGGCTGGTCCCATTCTCATCGTAAACGCGTAGCCGATTCACACTGCTTTCAAATGTCGCAACGAATACTCTCGGCGTAGCCAAGAAGTTGGCGACACTTACGGCACGTACCGCCCCTATGCCCGAGAGCGCCGAGGTCGGCGTCATCGTGCTGAGGGTTACGACGACCAGCTCCCCTGCTGTACCGCTGCTGTCCGCGTAGAGAGCCGCGTACCCGTAGGTCGCCGAGACATCAAAGTCTACGAGAACCCCAGTGCTGCCGGGCATCTCACTGGCACTCACGAACGCCGGTACGAGCGTATAGGCAGCTACGTCATCTCCATTTCCGTTTGGACCGGCGGACGCACTGACGGTTAGCGTGTCATTCGCAAGAGTCAGGAGAGCTACGGCGTTGATGCCGTCAGACGTTCCGGCTACGACACCGTCCGTGTGGTACAGCACGGAGTTGTCTGTAGAGAGTGTGAGTCGGCCACGTAAGTAGTCGGTGACGGTCGTGTCGTTCAACCGTGAAGGCTCCGCCACGAATAGCTTCGTGGCGTCTGAGGGGTGTCGAAGAATACTGCTGAGTGGACGAGTTCTTTTGAACGTCGTTAGCTCCTGGAGCGGCCTGGCCTCTACCCCGAGCTGCGCTACAGATACGCGACTGTCGTCGTACGGCACCACCTCAACCGCCTGTGTCCCGCTCACCTTGCCTGTGATGAGGGGGTAGGCGGACTCCCAGACAGCACCGCCAGTGTCGGAGACACGCCCGTAGACTCCGTAAGAGCGCGGGGTCCTGTAGTACAGAAGGAAGCGCTGGTCGATGGTACGCGTCAGGTAGCCCAGCCGTGGGTTGGTTCCAGGAAACAACGGCGCGGGTTCGACGGTGTACTCACCGGTCAGCACGTTGAATCTCGCTGAATAGAGTGTCCCGTTTCTTACACCGTCTTCTCCGAGTCCGTCATCCCAGATGGCTAAGAGATCATCAGCTACAGGATCATAGATGACAGTCACGTTTCTAAACGTGGCTGCCTGCGTGAACACCTCGGTGAAGTCTAGCGCGTTGTGCGGCTTCCAGTTGAGGCGACGCAGGCTAGGAGCTGGGATGAGCGAATTCCACACGACGTAGACAACGCCGTTACGGATGAAGGAGCCCAGCTCAACAGGAGCCCCCTCAATCGTAACCCCAGCAATAGCCGACAGCGCCATGTTATTGCCTCAGGACGATGACGTGTTTCGCCCACTGGAAGCGCCTGTCTCCGATGACCTGGTACGTCACAGGCCCCGCGTCGGCTGTCAACGTAACGGCGGCCCCGGTGTAGTGATTCTTGACTGCGATGACGTCTGAGGCGACGTAGAAATAGATTTCGTAGATGCCTACGTTAACGCCAGTGGTGATGTAGAGCAGTCGGCCCACGTCGTCTGGACTGAACTGCTCCCCCGCGAATATATCGGTGCCTCCGGGTACTGTTCCGTTAGTGCGTTGGTACCCTGGCCCGATGTCCTCGGAGAAGAAGGTGTAACAGCCCTTGTAGTCGTCGTAGCAGTCACCCGACTGTACCGGGATGGTGTTCTGCACGAGGCGAGCGGCCTTGCTGCCCTCCGTAGTCGCCGACGCGGTACGGAAGCCGGGGCGGCGGATAGTCCACGGCTGGCTAGAGAGCGCCCGTTCTCCGAGAGCTGCAAGGGTAAGCGTCTTACCGTCATTGCTGATGGCAGCGAGAGAGTACTCAGCGCCAGCCGTCTCGAAATAGATACGGTCTGGCGTTGTCCCGCCCACGTTGATTCCCTCGTGAACGTTAAATGAAATGCTGCTCTCCGTGGCACCCCACACTACAGCCCCACCGCTCAACGTGACGAGCGTGAGCTGCGTCGCGGATGGACGAGAAGCTACGCGGTAAAGTTCCCCGCTGTGCGTGCCCGACAAGAAGCGGACGACTCGGCCCACTACAGCACTCAGAGGGAACGCTGATGACGCAGAGTCCAGGGTGTTGACTCCCGAAGTAACCACGCCGTCGGTGCGCGTAACGCCCAGCTTGAACCCGAGGAAGGTGTTGCCACCAGCGAGCGTGACTTGGCCGGTATTCGCAGCGAGGACCGCGTTACCGTTGTACCCCGCTTCACCTACGCCCGTGCTCTTGGCTTGAATGAAGTCGATTCGTCCCATGTTGGATGCGAGGAAGTCCGCGTTGGTACGAGCTTCGTCCAAGATTTGGTAGTTGCTCAGCGCGAGGCGTTCTCCAGAAGGGCTGTAGAACTCCCACGTACACAGGTCGTGTACCCCAGGACCTCCTGCCCCAGCAAAACGGGGCTGGGCTGACCATTTCCAATAACGACCAGTCCTGTCTCCGGCCGCGAGGTCCGTAAAATCAGCGTAGACTATGAAGTCTTGCTGGTTTGATCCATTGTCTCGCCCATTCGGCGTAACAAACGTCTTGTTGTCTTTTACGTCGGGAGGTTCGGCCTCCGTGTTGAAAGAGATTCGCTTTACCTTGGTCCACGTCGGGGCCACTACCGCGAAGCTCTGATTCGTTAGCGTTGTATTGGGCCCGGTACGAATTTGGACCGAAGTGGTAGAGAGCAGCCGCTCGACCGCTAGCTTGTGCGTCGGCGTTCCGAGGCTTGGGCTCGCCAACATGTCGTCTTCTTGCACGCCGTCGCGCACTTCATAGGTCACGCCAGTGGCGCTAGCGGTCCATGCCTTAGCGGTCTGATCCAAGTTCCGAATCGTAACTGATGCGCCTCCACCGGCTACAGACACGATGCGGTAGCTCCCGTTGTCTGAGCCCGCCCCGGCGGTGATTTTGAGAATCTTCCCCCGGTCCCCGGCTACGAATGTCCCGCCCGTAGCCGTGAACGTGGACGCTTCCGCTACAATCGCTCCGTCTGTGTTAGGTCCGGTTGTAATCGGGCCCAGGAAGTCTCCAGAACTCAACGTCAACGTGGTCGCGTTTGTAGCCCCGTTTAGCGTCGAGGTCCCGCTGAAGCGCGTAGTCGAGGAGGCTACTGGCGCCGCACCTTCGGCCCTGTAGATGTTCCCAATTAGCCCACTGTTCGTATTGGTCGCAGCGAGGTTCGCCGAGGCTGCGCCGCATCGAACTCGTAAAAGAATGTACCCAACCTCGACGTTGGTACCGAAGTCAACCATCGTGGAGTAGCCCAGTACGCCGGTATTAGCGACGATCCCTGACCAAATGTTACTGTTACTAGGGGACGAGTTTATACTTGGGAACCCACCGGAGCCGTTCAACTGGTGTTGGATGCAAAAATCCATGAGCGTCCTGGCACCGCTTGTCTCAGCGCCGGGAAGAGCGCGGTGGTTGGACACGGCGGCTTCGTACTGAGGTGTAGCTCGTGCATACGCCTCGAAATACACCTTCGTCTCAGTGGCTCCCAGAACAGCGATTGGCGAAGGCACTGTGCACTTAACCGCCTCGTCCCATTCATAGAGCCGCGTCTTTAGTGTGTGCCCTTCGTACGACAGTCCCGTAATGTCCTGGGTATTGTCCTTGCCGAAACCGTCGGCGAGCATGAAGGTGTAGCTCTCAGGACCAGCGTTCGCCCCAATCGAACCCACCGACCAAACAGTATATGTAAGAGTGCCCGCCGTTGCACTAGCGGAGAAGGCCGCGTTGCTGACCCGCGTAAGAGTCACCTGAGTGGGACTGGTGTATGCTGAAACCTTGTAGATGCCCGCGTCAGCTCCGGATTCGATGCGGAGGTAGTTGCCAACATCTCCGGCTACGAAACCAGAGCCGGTGAATGTTCCTACGCCGCTTGTGGTAGCTCCATCAGTGTTGGTCGCCCGAACCAGGCCCGCGCGCCCAAGGAACTCATTGTTCGGCGGTGTCGCCCCGCCTTGGCGAGTCCATTGGATTTTTGCCCCGAAGCAAAGCTCTTCGGCGGTAGAGTGGATGGGCCGTGCCTTTGCGTAGGGCGCGGTGGTGTCGCTGACACTCTTATTCGGCACGCCCCCGGGGGTCCACTCAAGAGGGACCCAACGGCTGTTGGCGTTGTCCCACTGGTAATCGACTTCGATTTTACCGATGATAAACTGTCGACTAGGCCACGTCGAGGCGCCAGATACCTGTGTGCGCGGGCCAATGACATAAATACACCCGTAAGGGTCTGTGACGGCTGCGTGCGCGAATGTCCCGACAACAGATGCGAGGAAGCCTTTGGGCGCCCAAACATCAAGGTGCCTGGCGTACAACAGGAAGTCCGTATTCCCAGATGATCCGCGTATCATTGAAATCATGCGCCCGTCCGGGGCCTCCAAGTACCACCGAACATTCATCGAGTTAGATACGTCCGCTCTGGCGCCCGCTGTGCGTAGAAACCCTGTCGGGTTTACGTATGTCGCGGTATCCGTGCCGTAATACCGCTTGTAGCTAGACCCCGTAAAGTCGCTACGGATCAGCTTGAAGTGCCCTGCGTCTGAGCCCACCCAGAGTTCATCGAACTTCGAGTTCGCGTGAATCGCATTGAGTACCGTAGGCGTGCCTGGATTGGACGGAGACCCGCCGGAAGGTGATTGGATGTCCGCAATAGTCCGTCGCGAGTGTGCGTTTGTGGCTACGGTGTACTTATTGACTTGAATCTGCGTGTCATTCGAAATCCAGTAGAGGTTTCCGTCTGGATCAATCGTCGCATGCTGCGGTGAGCTGGTCGCCGTGGCAGGGCGAATGGTGCACTGAGCGCCGTTCGTCATCGAGACTGAGCGGGTATGGAAGGTCCCTTGCGCGAGAGACTCCATGTAGTTGATGACCCCCGCGCCAGTCGAAGCGTCGTTGAATAGGAGATAGATGCGATCTCCGATTTCAAACGTACCACCGCTCTGCGACGTAAAGGTTACACCCGCGCCAGCGAGCGTGGTCACTGTTACTTCCGTACCGCTTACCCGTGTAGCGATTTTGTACGTGCCGCTGTCAGCGCCAAGCCCGGTAAGCTTGATGGCGCGTCCGATGTCGGAGTCGGTGAACGCCCCGGAAGCCGACGTGACTTGATCCGCGCCGTTGGTAGACGCGTCCGAAGCGGTGCCAGTACGGTTTCTGGACTTGTCCACCACCGCAGCCGCGAGCTTCGACGCGGCGGGGAACCCGTCTACAGTAGTGAACTTAGCCGTAGTCAGATTCTCGTAAATGCAGAGCAAGCCTGTCCCGCCCCCAGAGGCATGCGAGATAGCGAAGTAGACGGTGCTATCTGTCCCGACGCCGCCGCCAAGCACACGATCTCCCGATGCAAGTGTCGGAGCCGGAGTGAGGAGGTTCCCGTGCAGCGCAGTGCCTAGGTAGTTGGCGATCTCGCGCGTTCCCTCCGCCGTCTTCCACCGCCAGTGCAACAGGGACGAGTTGTCCGATGCGTCGGTGCAAGCACCCCACAGGCGCTGATTCTTCCAGTCAAGGAGGAGCGCGCCGCATCCACCAGCCCAGAACTGAACGTTAGACAATAATTCGGTCGAGGTGGCGGAGTTGTCGTTAAATCCAAGAGAGATAAAGTCTCCGTAGTCGTTGTCACTACCTTGAGCCCCATCTCCGTGGGTGAATTCCTTGAGGGTAAAATAGTAGCTTCCTTGCTGTTCCGTACCAGTAGCGGCTTCTGTCGACCCAGACTTATCTACACATACGCGCACGATGAAGCTGCCGCGTAACGCTGGGTCTCCAAGCATGCCCGCCCCTCTAGGAGCGTAGCGACCTGACGTTGATACAGAGCCTACGGAGAGCGCGATGATACTTGTCTCGTTGAAGTACGCTCGCCGACCTGGGCCAGTAGTGACTAGCAGCCCGCTCGCCGTAGCAGCGGCAGAGAACATTGTCCCATCGAGATGCCGGAGATAGAGCCGGTTATTTGAGTAGTTCTTGTGCTCGATGAAATAGACACCCGCGTCCGCTCCCGATTCGATACGTAGGTACCAAAACCCCATCGTTGAGGCGCCAGAAGTGTGGAAGTCCCAGAACTGGTTATCTGTGTAGGTTACGTAGCTAAGGCCGACGGACGTAGCTACCGTCTGTGCGTCACGATGCGCTGGGTGGGGGTAAACTTGATGCCCGATTTGGGTGTACTCCAGAGGAACGTCATTGAGGGCCAGGAGGTTGTTACCGCTAGCCAGTCCAAGATTAGCGGGTACCGCCAATGATCGCGCATCGAATAGTCCGACGGCCCCGATGACTCTTGGGGTGGTCGCCGCCGCCACCGTACCGAGGGTCGCAGACTGACGAAGTCTGGCCCAATCATCAGAGGCCAAGTTGCCGCCGCCAGTATGCGTGTTCGGGTATGTCGTGACGTACGCCGCGTCTACCCGGGCATGCGCAACATTTGGATCGTTGTCATCCAGCAGAAACGCGTTCTTCCACGGATAGATGTGGATCGTCTTATTGTACGTGGTGTTGTTGTTCCACTGGGCAATAGCGCGCAGCCGAGCAAGCTCCTTAAAAGAGATGTTCCCCGCCTGCACTTCGGTCTGAACCACGTCACCGGGCTGGGGCTCGATGGTGAGGAATCCGTGAATGTCGCGCTTAGCCATTGGAGTCTTTCTTACAGTACCGGCGTGACGGAGATGCGGTAAACGACCTCAATGGTCTGCGTCGTAGCCTGTGTTCGAAACGGAGTTAGGAGGGAGTACGCCAGCATGTTCCACGGCCCAGAGTTTAAGTCCAACCCAATTTGGGAAACCGAGATGTACACTGAACCTAGTGTCCTTGGAGATGCAGGCGTCGTGAAGGTGGTGCTCATCTGTTTTGTATAGGTGGATGGCGTTACCACCCAGCTCACGTTGCCGCTCTGCCAAACTTGTGGGTAGTCCGTCGACATCCCCGAGCGAACGGCCAGCGGCTGTTCCTTAGACGGCGTAAACCCAATCCTAGCGTTACCGCCAAACCCGGTGAACGCAAAGTACTGGAGACCGTAGGTGGTCATGATGTTCTTCTGCGTGGCCTCCCACGCAACGTCTCCGGTGGTTACGTCACGACAGATGAGGTCAAACTCGCCCTGGAAGCTCAGGCCCTCGGCCGTACGGATACTCCGCTGACCGTTCCTATTGGTGACGTCGAAGAATGGATCTGTCATAAGTTCACCGTTAGTCCGCTTTGCGTTATGGAGCCTACCTCACCGCCGCCACCATCGCTGATGTAGTTGGTGTCTGGATCTGCGGCACTCAGCTTAAGTGGGGCGCGATTGATGTACACAAAGTCCTCTTCGCGCGGGGCTCGATCCGCTCCGCCATCACTTATGGTTCCGTAGTCCCAGCCGTCTCCATCAGAGCCCATCCCCCAGTACTCATATCCGTAGGTGTCAAATCGATTCAGACGATCGACAAGCACGGTGGAGAAAACGCCAGAGGGGGCGCCGTTTCTGGTGATGGCCTCCATCACGTACCGACTGCCGTACGTCCGAGTCCCCAGTGCGTAGAACCAGACCGGGGCCAGCGTGTCACTCCGCTTGAGAGTGGCGTTCCCGAGGTACACCGCTGCGCCACCCGTCACGTCGTAAACACGCACCCCGGAGAAGCGATCCCGGTCGTAGCCGATGTGAATACCGAAGCCACCATCGGGACGTACAATGAACGCCACGTTAACCGCATACAGTGAAATGACCTCGAAGCCGCCACCGCCGTCGTGAATAGCAGGAGTCGTCTCCTCCACCAGATTCAATTTGATGGGTGAGCGGTTGACGTAGACGAAGTCCTCTTCGCGCGGAACACGCTCCGCGCCGCCGTCGCTGATGCGCCCACCGTCCGCGAAGTCAACCAACTTCATCTGGTTGCCGACGTCCGCCGTAAGCGGCATGTTGATGGTGCCGGGCGCGTCGGTCGAGTTCGCCGTTAGCCGGTAGACGCGATTAGACGCGATAAAGAAGATGTACAGCGTGTCATTCGGAGCATCGTAGACTAGCTCCGGCGCGACGACATTAGAGGTGTTCTCGTTGCTAACCGTAGTGAGCCGTGTCTCTGGCCCGAAGAACCCAAACGGGCTCTCTTTGACGACGTAAAGCTCTCGGCTCCGGTTGATGCACCACCAACGCACGCCGTTGCCCATATCCGACGCAGCCACGGACAGGACGTTGTCTGTTACGGTCAGTTTCGTCGTAGCGCTGCGGAGGGCGGCGCTGAAGTAGGCGGCGCGGAGGTACGCCTGCTCGGGGCGCGCTACATCGTGCACTGAAATCTCGTCCACCATGCCGTCCCAGTAGGCAGCATCCGACGCAGACAGCGCACGACCCACGCTGAAGACAGCACTGGCATTACCAACTGGAGGAGGAAGAGGCTGGGCAGTCGGGGTTCCCGCAACAGTAGCTGTTGCCGTCAGGAGCCGGTTGTCGAGGAGGATTTCAATGGTCTGGTCCCCGCCAGACGTTACACGTCGAACAGCTATTGAGTAGAACTGCCTGGTACGCACAACACCGTTCGGGCTCGAAACGACTACTTCCCCAGACGAGGACGTGTGCCGGTACTGCACTGCTCCGAGGTTCGTGATGAACAGCGCGTAGTTTACGTCGTCACTTATGAGCGGCCCGTCGTTCGCAACGATGGCGCGAAGGAAAGAACCCGACGAGTTGTACTCGTCGAGGTAGACCCACGCCATGAAGGTCGAGTCCCCGGTGAGGCGGAGTCCGGCGTCTGTTCTGGATGCAAAGGAGCTGGTCCCGTTGAACTCTCTCGCGCCAGCGACGCGGCCTGAGCCAACACCGACAGCGGAAGTAACAGACAGCGGGCGCGAGAACAGGGAGCCGTCGATGGCGTCGTCCGTTACAGACGCCTCATCAAGGCCCCAGTAGCCGACAAGGTTCGCATCAGATGGGAGCCTCCTTGCCATCAATACACCCTACTCAAAGGTTACATAACCCGGGAATCCCAACTGAATCCCAAATTATTCCGCCGCAGAGTCTATCGTGTTTTCATGGCAGTGTCTGCACCTATTTGCGTGCAGACACTACTAGTAACGCGCGCTCATCTGTTCGCAAACCTCTGCGAGCGCATTCCCCAAAGTAATTACCTGTGCAGGTGAGCTGCCTTGGTATACTTCTGCAATTTCTCTGTAGTACCAGATGGTGCCATCGCGCTTGCCCCGGAACCGGTCCCAGACGGTCCGTACGAGCAGCATGCGCTCTTCGGGGGTCTCTCCCAGCCCAGCCTCGTCCCGGGCCTTCCTGAGGTCTTCCAAGAGCCCTCGGGCGTTGTGCAGCTTGTCGCAGGCGCTCAGGAGCAACACGTCCGGAGTGGAAGTGCGGAGCTTCTCGAAGTTCCTCATGCGGAAGGCTTTCAGCGTCTCTTGAAGGTCCTCGTTGGTCTTGAAGCTCTTCCAGTCAATAGGCGGATTTGTCACCGCCTGCACCAAATCGAGCACCGTCTGGCCGAACCCCACGAGGATGGTGTCTGGCTGGATGCCGCAGTCCTCGATGGTGTCGTGCAGCAAAGCGGCGCAGACCACGTCCTCACCGCCCCCATGTTCCAGCACCAAGCTGGCTACCGCCATGGGATGCGCGATGTAGGGCGTCTTGGACCCCTTTCGCTTCTGATTCCGGTGTGCGTGTGCCGCAAAGTTGAAAGCCGCTACCATTTTGTCGCTGTACACGAAAAGCTCCCCTTCGGTCAGTTGAAGGGGAGCCTATCATGCTAGACTGCTGTTGTCAAGCCCTCACCAGCGATGAGACTTCCTTTTGTTCACGGCGGCTTGGCGCTTACGTTCCGCTTCCCCGCGCTCTGCCAGGACCAAAAGACGATCAATCTTGGCCTCCACAGGGCTTGGGGTGAAGGGAACTGCGGGCTGAGTGAATGTGAGTTGCCAGTTCGGTCGGCAACTTGAGCACTGGCACCCCCAAAAGCAGCCACAGTGTTGGCGTAGCGGGTACCAGACGGTCGGAATGATGTACGGAGGAAATTGGCAGCACATTGTCGGGCTCCTTTCTTACCAACGCTTGGACTTCGACTTGGTGACCGGATTGCGCGGGGGCTTGGGCGGATGCGCCGGGGGCTTGGGCGAGGTGAAACGCGCTGGTGATGGAGCGGCAGGCCCGGAAGGCGCGGTGAATCCCTTGGTGCCGACGTGGATTTGGCCCCCCGTGACCTGCACGCCGTAGTTCCCGTAAGGGGTTGCGCCTCCAAGCGCCACCATCCCATGGATGCCAACGCCGCCACCGGAGACTCCGTTGTTAACAGGGCCAACCGCGAAGCTGCTAGCGACTGCATCCTGCGCCGGAGTACTGGTAACCGTCCCGACAGTGTTAAGCAGCACTTGGGCCTCAGGGTCGTAACTAGAGCCACCAACTCCCCGGGTGCCCCCCAGCTTGGTGCTATTGAGGAAGCCGCCGCTCATTGCGTACACGCTTGCGTTTTCCATCTTGCTGCCGATGGCCTGCGACGCGGTAGAGTGGTTGCTCATGCGGTAGGGAATGAAGAAGTCCGTGTCCGCGCTAAGCATCACGTTTCTCGCCCCTGCGTAATTACCCTGCTTGGCGAGCACCTCCGCTTCCACCTGCTTCTGGACCAAGATGGCAGTACCGACGATATCCAGCACCTCCTTGATGGGCTCCTTGCTTTCGCCGCCCGCCTTCACGAACTTCAGCTTGCCTTTCAGCTCCTCGACCTGGGAGTTCTTCTTGCCCTTCTCATCGAGGCAGTCGTAGCTAATTTTTACGTCCACCACAGAAGTGGCTCTGGGGAAGGCGTTGGGCTGCTTGCCCACCCTCACCGCGAAGACGAGGTGCCGCACCTCCTCGGAGAGGATGTCCGGAAGACTCACGACCACGTGGTCGCCCGACTCTTGGCTATCCACGTCGCTGATGACCTCGGTGATTCTGTGGCCAGCGTGCGGCGCGAGTTCCACCTTGATGTTTTGCGCGTAGCTACTGAGTAATCCCCCCAGTTCACGAGCGAAAGCTGAAAGCGCGTCTTCGGGGTTTTTGATGAAGGCGTAGTTACCCTTGCCGACCTTGGCAACATCAGCGAGTAGCTCTTGGTCCGCATCCGCACCGTAACCAAAAGCGCTGAGGGTCGCCATACCGAGGTTAGCCTCCAGCAATTTGAGGATGTCGGGTCTCGCGACGGCGACGCCCGTATTCGGCTGCCCGTCGGTGAACATAACGACGCGCATCAGCATCCCACCCGGCAAGTCACCGCCATTGATGAGTTCAAGCCCTTGGCACATGCCGCCAGAGAAGTTGGTGCTCCCGTTAACGCCAAGTTGCCCTACCGCAGCCTTGAGTTCGTCCTTCCTGGCTTGGGTCACCTCCACCGGCTTCGAGACGACGAAAACTTGGCCGCCAAAGGCCACCACCCCGCAGTAGTCTCCGGGCTGGAGATGATCAATGAGCTTAAGAACCGACTGCTTTGCGTACTCCAGCTTCTCTCCCACCATTGACGGGCTCACGTCGATGACGGGGACGATACAGATTCGCGGGCGCTTGACCTGCCAGTCGATTTTCGGGGCCGTAAGACTAACGACCAAGTGAACATCGTTGTCCTGCTCGAATGACAGGGCATCAAACGTGAAACGGCTATTTGTCTTCATTTGGTTGAAACTCCGTGTGCAAGGAAAGGAAACCTGCTCGGCGCGGAATTGGATGGATTCCCAAGCCTTAGAACCGCCTCAACAATCCAGCACGAGAACTCCAAACCCGAAGGCGCGAATTCCCATGTTTTACTGCCATGACTCAAGCCAATGGCGCAGTCATACGGCGTGTATACCCGGCTTCTTTGCGACAGTCAAGCCCTCACCCAAAAAGGAGGAGGAGGACTACGAGGATTGGCAGGGTAAAGGGTACTAGATGCCAAATCCACACACTGATGGCTTCGCGGTAAGACACAGTCATAAAAGTACTCCAGCTTCGTACAGCTTGGTTATCAACAACCTCTGGTCTGGATTTCGTGCCAGCATCAGCTCCCGGATTTCCGCGTCTGAGCGGGCGCGGACTTGCCCGTCTTGGAAGTTGACTCTATGCAGAGCATCGTAGCTATCTGCAAGCGCTAAAATGCGCCCATACATGGCAATGGTGACTTCCGTACCCTTTGAATGCGGGTGTAGGGGCGGAGGGAGTTCCGCAGGGTATGCGTTCTGTTGGAACTGGTGATGCCAGATAAGTACTTGTGCAGAGAAGTCGAACCGGCCCCGGACCATCCGGTAGCTGTCTTCAATGTGGCACTCCATCTCCCTGGAGTCCTCTGCAGTCCACCCCTGCGTCTTACTCAAGGTGGAAAGTAGCACGAGCGCCTTGCCTACGTCGTGCATCAAGCCTGCGAAGAGGAGCGCTCTTCCGTCCATGTGCATGAACTCAGCAATGGAGGCCGCAGTGAGCCCTACCCGAAGGCAATGCTCATAGGTCGGAGTGTGGACGGGCTCCTTAACGCGTACAGGAGCAAGAAAGGCATGGAGCGCCTCTTGATCGGCCTTACCTACTGCCAGGCGGCTCAAAGTCTCCTGAAGCCTACCCGGTAAATCGATGAAGCTATAGCACCAGCGGCATAACCCCGCGTTGGGCAACAAACATGGGCGCTTGCACTTGCTACACACTTCTTGCGCCTGTTCTTGGGCAGTCACTGGCCAACCCTAGCTGCGACCACGTGGACGCACGAGGACTCTACTGCGCCAAGGAGGAGTCGCATTAAATCTCCGAGAAGCTAGCGATGTACTTTCGTCTGCCAGTACCGCGCGCACATAGCTGCAAATCCGTTGGCAACGACACTGGTGTACTCATCGCTTAGACGGGTAATGACGTCAATGCCATCAGGAGTCCAGACCACCTCGAACCAGCGCTCCTTGTGCGGCTCCATTCCAATAGCGGGCCCCTTGCGCTTCTTGAACTCCGGAAGCCTCTTGAAGGGGAATTGTGGCTTGCCACGAAGCTTGATGGACCAAAATTCCATGTCCTTACTCTTGGACTTGCCGTTCTTGAGTGTGCCGTAGGTGATTTCTTCAGCAGCATCACCAAGGTAGTCCTCCAACACAAATCGAATACTCGATTTAGCTGGGATTCTTTTCTCCCAATTAATGAATCTATCAACGGCCATCCGAAGCTCCTTTATTCAGAAACGCCTTCACCCCAAAGCAAGCACCTGCAACTTGCCGGGTAGGTCGATGAAGCTGCGGCGCCGGGGACAGAGCCCTTCACCGGGTGACAGACAGGGGCGCCTACTCTTACCGCAGGCGTCTTGAGTAGTCACGCATCGACCTGTGATTCACAGCAAGGCTCCACTGCGCCTTTCTTCTTCAACTTTTCGATTTTCTTGGAATACCCAGAAACTACCTTGCGAATCCGCGCGATGCTCGTGTTTAAGCGCTTTAACTGATCCCTGGCGCTCTCGCTGGAGGGATACTTATCTAGATGCTCCGTGCAGTCCTTTACCTGCTTCTCATCCATCGCAAGCATCTGGCTCCAGAGTCTGCGCAACGCACAAAGCTTGCTCATGCTTGGAAGGATGCCGTCAGGCCCGTGGCCCCGGTTAAGCTTTGGAATATCTTCTTTGAAGATTTCATCCAGAGCCACCACAGCGGTAGGACCAACACAAGTAATGAAATCATCCCCACGCACGTGATCCACCCCAGGGTACAGTAGGTGTGGTAGGTCTATTTCGACGTCGTATCTCCAGACGGGATCCTTGTTCTTCTTCTTGATGGTACCAGTGAGCCACCGTAGCTCGCCCCAGATTCCACCCATCGGAAGGAATACGACACGGTCACCGGCCTTAAGGGTTACTTGCTCAGCGTCGCTGCGAAGTTGCTTCAAAGAGACGGTGGCACTCATTACTGCGCACCTCTGAGCGCGTCCTGCAGCATGAGCGCAGCCACTTGCACTTTGCTAGGATTCTCCACGATGCTTCGCAAAGGAGATCCACGACCGTAGTCTTCAGCGCACCAGACCACACCGTTTTCGTCGATATAGCAATCTTCCCCGGCAAGGCCATCGAGGTGTTTAGTGAAGCATTCCTTCACCGCGCGCTCATCCAGTTCAATCGCGTGACTCACTACTACCTTCGTACCCATGCTTTTCTCCTCAGAAAGGGTGGTTGTCGGTAATGACTTGGGTGTTCAGGAGCTTAAGCGCCAAAGAGACGTGCTTCTCACGCAACCCCGTTTCGGGGGCGGTACGCACCAGTCTCGAAGCGAGAGGCCCCATATCCTCCCCGTCGTCGAAAATGACGAAAGAGGCTATGGGGCCATTCTCATTTATCCACGCCTGAATGTCTTTCCAACGGCTTCCCGGGTATTGGACGCCAATTTTCCCAAGAACCTCACCACGAATACCCGCCTTGGAGAAAATGGCACGCAACTCCTCCAAGGTATGAGTCCATCGCCAACTGGAAGTAATCACAACCCCCAGGGGGACTTCTGAAAGTAGCTGATTGAATACAGCTACATTAGCCGGATCGATACCCATGACCGCCCCGCCCGGCCGGGATTGGTGTCGGTACCGCTCTTTGGTCTTAGAGTGATTCAGCACTCCGTCAATGTCCGCAAAGATCGCACGCGACGGCATCAAAGCGATATTGGACGCGACGGCCGCAACACCTGTACCCATGCCCTCCCGCATACATGGTTAGGTAGGTGTTGTCAAGCACCGGGGCGACATTGGAGTCCTAGTGGGCCCCAGATTCCGTTGCCGCAGGCGGTTCCGACGCTACCTTTTCGTCGGCGTCTCCGCCCTCTCCCCAGATGTAGCTCATGGAGGCGTCCCCCGGCTTACTGGCGTCAATCTGAATCATCCCGTTGGCGTGGGTTTGGCGCTGTGCGTATGTTGCCAGGTACCTAAGTCCGCAAGCGATATCTTCCGGCAGCGCAACAGTTGAACCCGGTGACGTAACGGTTACTACGGGCTGCCCATCGGGAAGTTTGGCGTGAGACACTGCAACCAAGCTCGTCGACTCCTGCGTCCCCAGCCTTTGCTGGCTCCTCACGGCGTCACGGTATCTCGCAATGAGGGCGTAGCTCATCGAGTGCCCAAAACGCTTCAACAGGTTCTGCTGTACTTCTGAAAAAGTGGGCTCCTTGGTTTTTGCAAAAAGACTGATGACAAGGTTCGCTCGCTGCTTGGTCTGCTGTCGCGTCATTTTCACGTGGCGTCTCCATCTTCACGCGTAGGGGCATCCTACGTGTCAAGCACTGGTTGTGCTCACGGTAGTAAGTTGCAACTCAGTCGCCAAGGCATCCTACCCGTAACTGTGGCGGGTTGGGAGACAACAACCCGCCACTCTCCCCTTTTCCGGGCCTTCAACTTGATGGAACTACCCCATCACATTGGTGGAGCGCGGACGGTGCTCCCTGCTAGAAGTCGTGCAGCAGGAGAGCTTCGGCGGGTCGTTGTGGTAATCGAACGGGCGTGACTACCAACTCACTGAGGTCTCTCAGGTCCTCTGTCGGGACAAAGTACGCAGGGGGGCGATCACCGTACGTCTCGATGTACGCGGGAGACTTGGCGGCCCCTCCCAGCATCCAACCCATGATGGCGTAATAGGGACGGGTACCAATGACGTGGACGAAAATATCAGCGTCGTCATCGTCAGGTCGCACGATGAGGCCGTAGCGTCTCTCGCTACGGGTCCTCACCTGGATGTTTGCGCCGATGTCTGCAGCCTTAAACGTGTTGAGGGTAAAGCCAGGGTAGAGCCCGAAGGCCTTGGCGAAGGCTAGCTCACCTGCGGAACCCTCAATGTGAATCCTGAGCCCATCCTTGCCATCAAAGCCGTGCCGGTCTTTGCGGTTGGACTGCACGGACTCTTCCTGTCTGGCGGTCCCAAGGGTGACTGCCATGGCCTCCTCCATAGGAGTGAGAACCACGTTTATCGGTCTGGGCTTGGCCATGGCAGTGGTACTTGAGATCTAAATCTTGCCCATATTTCCGAGCAAATGCAGCGAATAATCAATTTTCGCCTTCTGAGCTTTCTTGACCTCCTTCATTGAAGCACTGACGTCCTTGAGGGCCTCCTTGTGCTTCTGGTACTGAGGGTTCGCTTCAAGTTCCGCAATGGCCACCGAGATGCTGTTGGTGGACTCCACGATGACATTCCGAAGGTCTGCTTCCTTCATCGCGTCCATCTCGTCCTTGACTCCGGTTCCGAGGTTCTTGATGGTCTTCTCCATCTTCGAGTCGTACTTCACTTCCGCCTCACTCATTTCTGCTCCTTGTTAGTGCTGCATTAACTACTTCGCCCACACGGCAGCTAAGTCCCAGCGAAGATCTTTTCGAAAACCGGTGCGGACAGCTTCCGCAACCAGTCGCTTAGACTCATCACAGTCCATCGTCAGCCCAAGGCCTGAACCATTCGGGTAAAACGGCGAGGGCTTCCCGTAGTCCGGATGGTCTGGGGTTTGAGTAGCCCAGTCTGGACCGAACATGGGGCGATTGTCACAAGCGCCACATTCAGAGCATTTCCAGACTTCGTAGGTCCCCACGTGACCGCCGTCACCCTCGTAGATAACCCATGTGTGTTTGCTCACTTGTCCTCCGGTCCAATTGGTTCGTCGAGTTCATCTGGATGCTTGCCATACCTGTAATCGAGATTGAGAAGCAGCGTGGTAGGCAGCTCCATTGGACAAATCTCTGTAAGCTCATACTGAGGGACAATGTCTAATGGGTCTTCCTCGCAAATGGACCCCTCAGTTGGGTGGAAGAGCCGATAGCGCTTCAGAACCCTTCCATCCTCCCGAGTACGGGATTCGATGGGAAACATGAGTGAGGAGGGAACGCGCACAGGGGAGAAGGGGCTGCGGTTGCAACCACGCGCCTCTACGTATGCTTCGGGAGCCTCGTCCTTCTTTGGCATTTAGGCGGTCCTAAGCGACTCTTCCACCAATTGCTGGCAGAGCACGTCCAATGCGTTCCTGTCAGGAGCACGAGGTAGGGCGCTGGTCTGCATCAACAGCGTCAGTTCCTCGTCCTGTTGGGCGGCCCACGTGATGAGGTCCTCGTACTTCCATGCCCCGCTACGGATGGCAAGAAGTTCATCGCGGTCTGGACGCCTCACGATGACCTTGCCTAAGGTTAGAATCTCGCGGCACATGCGGAGCAGCCGTACCAGGTGCATGGCGTTCTTAGTGTCGTAACCCCACCTCTGTTCAAGTTCAGCACGAGCAGGGTTGCGGTTCTTTTTCCACTCTTGGTACTGCCGCCACTCATTCAGTCGAGCGCCATAGTGGCGCTCCCTATCGAGAAGTTCCAGGAAATTGTCAGCAAACCCCAAGAGTCGGCCTGCAGCGTGGAACTGCTCGTCCGTACCAATCTTCATCTCAGCCAAAGCGGCAGCCATGCTGTTCATAATGCCGATACGCGCGGAGTCCGAAACCTCCTCCAAGTCCTTGAAGGACCAACTGTCGAGCTGCTTCTTGATAGCGGCCTGCGCGGTCTCAAGCTGGTTTGCAGGGATGATGGTTCGTTCCGGAAGGCCGAACTCCTCGCGGGTCGGCTGCGCCTTCGGCGGATTTTTTAACCAACGGTAATGAAGGTTTACGCGCTTAAGTTGACTGAGAGCGTAACCGCTGAATGTGTGCTTGGCCTTCTGAGAGAGAAAGGCTCCACGGGCGGACAGCAGCTTCTCCCCAGCCGAAGTCACCAAGAGATGATCACTGGAGTCGACCCAAAGCATCTCGATGATGTTGGGATTGCAATCGGCGGCCAGCGCCATGAACTTGCGAAGCTCGTAAATGACCATGTCCGGATTGGGGTCACGGAACTCGGCCTGCTCGAACTTGTTGACGAATCCGTAGAAGTACTTTGTAGGAGGAATAGCTACCCCCTTGAAGTCTTCATCGCTGGATTCAATATTGGTGCCATACGCGTGGCTACCGTGGCGCATTAGGAGAATAGTACTGGCTCGCAGCCACTCTAGGTTCGACTTGGCTAGTGTCTTTTCGATAAGCGGAATCATGGGGGGCCGTTACTACTCGGTAACTATGTCATTGTCAAGAACGTAGAGACGAAAGAGCCCCCAGAGGATCTGTCATGGGGACCAAGTCCCTTCGAAGGTATGACGCCAGTGCTTCAGCGGTAGTAATGCTGTCCCGAATCAGGCCGAGTGCTAAGTTACAAGCGTGACAAAGCACCCCTCGAACTCTCCCAGTAGCATGATCGTGGTCAATATGAATCTGCTTAGGTGCCATAGCGCCGAAGCTGCTCTTACAAATAGCGCAAGCGTTCTGCTGCTTATTTTTGAGTTCGATCAATGTCTCTGGAGTGATTCCATATGCCGACTTCAACTTATTCCGACGTATGGCCAGTACTCGGCAAGGCTTACAAACGGACTCTAAACCGTCTAGGCGATCTTTGCGTCTATGAAACGCCGTCAACGGAAGGTCTAGCGCACAAGCACCTAGGCAGCGTTTCTTTCCGGAGCCTAAAGCACGCCTAGCCTTAGCGCGCACAATGGCAACATAAGCGTCTCTAGCGTGTTGTGCGCGCGGCCGAAGCTTACCATTTGCTGCGTTCTGTTTGGCTACTTCTTGTTTCCAGCACCCACAGGAGTTACTCCTGTGACTCCTTAGAGTTCCGCCATTAACTATCCGCTCAGCGCCGCAGTCACATCTGACAAACCACATGACAGCCTTGGTGCTCGTTTTGAACGAGAGGACCGGCGCTCGCGAGAGCACGATCCACCGTCCAAAACGAGCACCAGTTATGTCTACTAGTTTAGGCATCGTCGATTTCAGCCAGT